TCATAGGTTTTCAGAGAGGGGAAGTGTTAACTGGCCATGCCGTTCTCGCTTTGCCATCCGGTTGGCTTCACGAAACGGCGCATCATAACGGAGATGGCAAACGGAGCAAAGGGCACGGAGATTGGCCATGCGGTTGTCACCTGGGTCTTGATTCAGATGGGCAACCGTAAGAACAAATCGGGTGGGGGCCTCGAAGAATTCAGCCACTACAGGACATTCAGACATCCGGGCTGTACGAATTCGCTCAATGAAGTCTGAAAAGTCCTCAGTTGGGCATCGACATTCCCGGCCACAGTCCTCACACCTCCACTCCCGCAAGGTCTTATAGGCACGGGCGATCTTTCGCCACTGACGCGGGTAGCGATCGCGCTCCATCGGCATATCAGGAGCCTCCTTTCTTGATTAGGTGGACAAACCCTCGCCCAAACACGCTGATTCGGTTCGTGGTGCAGTTACGAACCCTCACCCGCTTGCCATCCTCAGAGATGCCAATCACCAGCGAGCGGTCTGTCAGTTCTTGCAGCAACTCCATATCCTCGAAGCGGCTCAGGGGTACTTCCTTCGTTTCCCGGTCACGGAAGCCGTGGGGAATGTCGTTCCATTCGATGCGATCGCTCCCGGCCTTAATCCAACTTCCACTGGCTGAAATCACAACGAAGTCACCAGGGGCGATCTCTGTGGCGATCGCCTCCGGAGTTCCGGAGCTTGCTGAGGGATTGTTAACGGTTGTAAAGCTAGGTTGGGGGGTAGGCGTATTTGAGATCATCAAGATCATCACGTCCTTTTGAGAGGCATCAACCCCATGCTCTGCTTGGGGTTGAGGTTGATGATCTATGAGATCATCAGATGTCATCACGGGGGCAAAAAGATCATCAGACCCCTGGGCGGCATTTTCAGGCGTGGGGGCCTTGATGATCTCTGATGATCTCTGATGATCTTTTAGATCATCAACCTCCTCGCTAGGCGTATCAATGCCTTGAGGCTCTTCAAAATCGGCTGATGATCTTGATGATCTTTTTTGTGAGCTTCCAGACTTTTCGCTGTACTCCTTCAGGAGGGAAGCAGGAAGTTCGTAGCACCATCGGGTGGTTCGCTCTGGCTTGCAGTCGGCTAAGCTCTCCTCATTCATGGTGAGCTTCATCCGTTTGTAGTGCCGGGATTGATCCTCGTCACTGTCGAAGTTGCCCCGTGTCTTGCTCAGTCCCTTCGATTGCAGCAGGGCTTCAATGATGCGCTTGTTGTAGGAAACCTTGAAATTCTTATCAAGAGCCGCCCATACACCAGGCATGTAGATGGTGAGGGCGCGATCGCCATCCTTCTTTTCCACCCACCGGAAATTCCACTCACCAATTTTGGCCTCGGACTCCAGGGTGAATACCTTCTCCAGGAAGTCTCTCAGCGAATCCCCAGATTCATCAGGGTCGTTCACCTGGGCGGCGACTACGTTCATCACGTAGTCCTTCAGGATTTGACCGTCGATTCCAGCCAGAGCTGCAACCCGCATGGCATAGCAAAGTACCAAAGCCAGGGATTTGGCGATCCTTAAGTGGGCATTGGGGACATGCTCTGCAATTTCTTGTTCCAGCTCGTAGATGGCCTCTGCTGGATAGCCCAGTTTCACCAGGTCAGTGAAGCAGGCGCTGGCCTCTTCCTGAAGTCGTGGCAGCTCCCGAAATGCGGAGCCATCGCCGTCAGTTGTCTTGGGGAAGAAAAGACGAACCAGGCGGCTCTGGGTGGCCGCGCTGTTCTCCCCACACGCATGGTTTGAAGTCACCATTAGGGGGCTATGTGGTTTCTGAGTGTTGAAACCAGCGGCATCTTTGCCCCTGACCACCCTGGCTTTGGCGTTGTAGAAGCCCTTCAGGAACTCATCCAGCAGCTCATCACGCTTTGGGTCATCCAGGCAGTGCAGCAGGCCCCCAGCAAGTTTCAGTCGCTCGTAGGCGGCTGAAACTGAAACCTCGACCATCATGCCTTCCTTGTGCTGGCCCACCAGGGAAAGGGCACATTCAGCAGCGGTGGTTTTGCCGCTCCCTGGGTCACCGTACAGGTTCAGGATGGGGAAGGCTCCCTCTTTCTCCTGAATCTCCTGATAGTGGCAGGCGGCGGCGGCATAGCCCAACGTCAGCATGGCCGGGGCAAAGTTGGAGCCGAAGGCCCGTTGCATTGCAGCAACGAGTTTGGGCAATGCTCCTGGGTCATGCGGTGGGATAGCTGGTGGTTTGAAATGGGCATTGTTGCCCGTGATTTCTGGATTAAACACCCACAAACTCCTATCTTCATTAGTTGACTCACCGTGTTTGGTGAATTGGATGTGCTCAAAAACCCAGCAACCGTCTGGTTGCTGGCCGATGCGGTCGATGAGTCGATAAGCTTTGCCCCTGCGTGTGGTGCGGTATTCGTGCAGCCGCACACGGATGAGGGCTTGCAGGCGATCGCTGGATAGGTTGCACACCACACCACCACCCAGGCTTCGTTTCAGGGCGTTGGTGAAAAGCTGAGTGGAGCTATACTCTGCGGATTTGATGTAAACCCGGCGCTGGCTGGAATCGTCGGTGCGTTTGATTTGGAGCACCAACCCACCGCCGTCTTCAGAAATCAGCTCGCGCTCCACCTGAAAATCAAAATCAGCCTGGGGTCGAAAGTACCGCTTCCCAGTCTCTTTATCCTCACGCCAGTAGCCCAACTCCCCCCGGTAGACTTCAGGGGCCTGCCAGCGCTCACGCTGTTGGCGGGCGAATATCTCGCCTTCCTGCCTATCAATGGCTTCATCCACCGCACCTTCGAGCCGTTGCAAGATCGTGGCGGTATTCATGCCGCTGCGATTGACGACATCCCAGATGTCGCCCCCAGGGGGAAGCTCATTCCAGAGATCCAGCGGTTCGAGCATCACCGCTGGAATCTTCTTGAATTCGCATTCCTTCAGTAACTCCGCAAACTTGGTTTCACCCGTAAGGTCGTGGTCGGGGTGAATTACCAAAACGGGCTTGAGTTGTAAGCCCTTAGCTTCCTGGAATACAGCTTCTAGTCGCTCAATGAAGTCCTTAAAGTTCGATTCGCCACCCTGGCAGGAGGTTGCAACCAGCCCCATAGCACGGTATGTTTCCACAGCCTGTTCACCCGCGACGGCGAACACGACTCCACCTCTGAGGATTTCATCTTTGGCCTCAATTTCACGGTACAGGGGCCAAGGTCGATCGCCCTTTCCAGAACTCCAGAAGCCTTCAGCCTGGGAGCCAAGCCAGTGATAGGGGCGAATCTGCTTTGACTTGCGGAATTTTTCATATGCCCGCCGTCGGTCAGTCCACTGGGTACGCACGACTTTTCCCAGTGGCAGCAGATCTGCTCCGTGGTAGTGGTACTCAATGAAGTGCTCAACGGCCCCAGTGGTTGGATCAGTGGTGGCGATCGCCAAATCCGACTCTGGTACCTCCATGCCACCGTGATGGGTATCAGGGCGGCGAACTGTGACCAGGATTTGGTGCTGCCCCTGGTGTTTACCCCCGCGAGTTTTCACTACCACCCAGACACCCTCCGGAACTCCGGAGTGGAAGAGAACCAAGTCACCCGCAATAATGGGGCGATCGCCAGGGTCAGTCGGTTGCCACTGGGGAATATCCCCAAAGTCGCGAGGACTCAAAGTGAGGTAATCAGGGAATGTGCGCCGCTGGCTACGGTTGTAGCCCTGTCGGCAGAAAATGCCACGGTTATCCTTGGCGGTACCCACCCTATCCCAACCCTCGGGTGGGTGGTCGGTCCACTGACAAATGCTCTTAAAAACCTGCCCCTGCACATCCAGGAACAGGTAGCAGTAATGATCACGTTCGCAAAGAGGACAGGGAACTGAGGAAGATGCTTCCTGTCTAATCTCCTGCGATCCGGTGTAGGTCATGAGGGGAACTCCAAACGAACTGAAAACGAACGAAGAGGAAAGGGGCGATCGCGGCAAGTGGTGTGAGTGTGTCGCCCCAGCAAGGTTTAAGATTCAAGGTCTGCGGTTGTGGCTTTGCCGTTGGGATAGTTGCCCAGAGCGGCATTGATGGCCTCCATCGTTACCACTGCCTCTGGCACTTCGGTTAGTTCCAGTAACCGCTCGACTGCGGCGAGGTTCGACCTGGCTGATTCGAGGTCGGATTGAATAACTTCCAACTCCTGCTCGTAATCGGCGATCGCATCCTTCCACGCCTGGGCTTGGCCTTCCAGCCAGGTGGTAGGGCGGAATACTTCAACCGCCTCCACTCCGGGTTTGGACTGCAATTGCTCCTGCATCTCAGCCAACTGTTGCCGCAGCTCTGCATTGCGTTGGCGGGTTGCCTCCAATTCCTCTTGAAGGGCCGTGTAGGTGGGATCTTCCACGGGCTGATTGACCTTCTTTTTGCCACCGAGTTGATCGATGACTTCTCGGGCCTGTTTCTTCAGGTCGGCGTATTTCTTGTCGAACAGCAGAGAATTGGCGATACCTGCTCTGCCAGAGAGTTGGTAGAGGTTGAAGGGTTTTCCCTCTGCTGATAGCTCTGTCAGAGCGTCTTGAATAGCCGCGCGGATCTCGGCTTCGGTTTTCCGAGGCTTACTCATGGCAGACTCCTTGGGTTTGTTGGCGAAAGCTGTAGCGGTCGGAAGATCGTTGGTGCTTCGCCGCTGGGTGTTATAGGGTTGGATGACGCTGGGGTCTGTGTAGCTTCGACAGGCAAGGCGATCGCGTTCATCTGCACAACCCTTGCAGAACTTGCGATTACCCTTCCATCGGACGATTTGCCGTAATTCCAGGCATGTGCAGCAGCGCTGTAGCATGGGGGCGCGGTCCCAAGTCATTGCTCACCCCTCCCCATGTGGATATCCCGAATCTTGGCGATCGCCATCAGCTCATCCACTTTGATGAGGGGGTCGGGGCGGTAACAGAGCCAGGTCAGTAGCGTTCTCTCGTATTCGTCAAGATCAGAAAGTGCCAGCAGGTTTTCTAGAGTCCGTTGAACGGGCTGCAACCCATCCGAGACCTGAGGTGATACAGTTGTATGTACTTCTGTTAATTGCATAAATCCTCTGGTTGTTGTAGCTGGGGGATGAAGAGATAGCCGCAACGCTTGGGGAAGTGGGCGGCTATCTCTGTTTTTTGAGCTTTTTTGCAGGTTGGGATTGTCCTAGGAAGCGATCGAGATCGGTGCTTCCTGTGGGGGCTTTTTTGCGTTGAGATACATCTCAAAGGCTTCGGTCGCGACCTCGTTCAACCTCATGCGATTGCTGGCCGCATAAATGCGAATTTCCCGGTCTAAGTCTTCAGGTACCTGAACGTGAAGTCTTGAGCTACTCACCTTGCCTCCTTGTGCGCTTGTGTTTTTGTGCATTTGCGCTGAGGCGATCGTAGATCAGAAATATGCAATTAGCAAGCAAAAGATCAGCAATCTACACCTTACGAGGACAGTAATTAGTGAAAGATTATTCTGATGTAGCTGTGCTGTTCGGGGCTGTACATGGGACGGAACATCACACCAGAAGGAGTCCGTGTCTTAGGTGCATATTTGCGAAGGCAATTGGAGGAAGCTGATTTACAACAGATAGACCTGGTTGATCGGCTTGCTGCGATTGGCTTCAAGACAAATAATGATGCCATTCACAGGCTTGTAGGTGGCAAGGCTACGTATTTGCGGCTTGACCTGATTTTTGCGATCGCTGAATTGAAGCTGTTTACAGACAACGAGGGAAACCCTTTGACTGCACAGGACTTCAATGAGATTGCGTGTGAGATGAAGCAGCCACCAGCATTAGCAACTCCAGACCCGGCAAAAACTGCCTATCCAGAGGCTGTAGCACTATTGCTGAAAAAGAAAGGAAGGCAGAGTGTTGAGGACTTTGCAAAAAAGCTCAGTATGAAGCCCAGAGATCTCGAAGCGATTCTTTCAGGGCAACGGCCTACTGTGGGCCAGCTTCTAAGAATGGGCGTTCTTTTTGAGGATGGAAATCCGTTGCCCTTAGGGCGTGCTTATGGAATGGCAGAGGATGCACCCTTGCCTAATTCAAGTGCGTAATCTCTGATTTATAGGCCAGCGAACAGTGTGGTCGCCGTCGCAATCTCTGTACTGGACAATCAAGCTCTGACCCTTACTTTGAGCGGCCTTAAGGATAGCTTCCCCGTGGTCTAAAACTTTCTGGTAGATGCTGCTGTTGGGGGGTGAAATTATCAGTTTTTCAGTCTCTTCAGAAATCTTGCAATCAGCTAAGAACGGCAGTCCCAAAGAGACAGCAAGTGACTTTGCAGGATCCATACTCCATCACAACTTTCAGGTTAGGGGCGTAACCGAACAAGGAGGGAACACACGTCAGGGGAAAGAATATTCTACTCTTACTTATGGAAAAAACGGCTTTTCTTAAGAGAAAGAAGTTTCCAATGTCTTACAGGGTAAAGAATCTAGCAGTGAAAGCGCATAATTTTCGAGTCAAGATTTAGACAATAACTTGGTAACAAGTTGACAAGATATCAACTAACTAAAACCTGTTTTTTATATCAGATTATGATCGCTGGGCAGATTGAGTATTACGGCCTGACTGACTGGTGGCTTTCCACCTTCACCGCAGCAGAGAGAGAGTACATTGAGCAGGTTTACCAGCCGCTGGGGGGTGAACCAGGATCGCGACCGTTAAGCCAGGGCAAGATCAGTGGCAGGACGATCAGCCCAGCTATGTTGTTTTCAGGCTTGGCAACGTGGTTTAAGAAGCCGGGCGATCGCTCGATCGTCCGACGTATCCTGGCCAAAGCTGAGGAAGTGAGCCTGACGGAGAATGATTTGATGGGGCTGCACTTCACCTATCAGCAGGTGGTGCAGGTCTACTACAAAGACCGTGAAGATCCAGCGGCCCTAGAAATAGCAATTGATGCATGTAGAAAACAAGTTGCCATTGCTCCCCAGGTAGCCAAGTTGTTTCAAAAAGAAGCGAGGGATCTCGCTAAACATTCTGATGAGCGATTGCCTGAGAGTGTCTTCAACCTGCCTACCCATGTAGGGTTTGAGCAATTGGCGATCATTCTGGAAAAGCAGAAGGATTATGCCAGTGCCATTCAGATTTGCAGGCTGGCTCAGGAGCAAGGCTGGGCGGGGGATTGGGAGAAGCGGATAGAGCGGTGTGAGAAAAAGCTGAAGAAGGGGTGAGAGGCGATCGCTATGAATGACATCTGGATTGATGGGGAGCTTGTAGTTAGTACAGCAAATGGGTTCTACAAAATCTCTACTGGACAGGAGCAGATAGAACTGTGGGAAGCGCACGCCATCAGCGCTGCGATCGCCATATTGAACAATGCTTACCGCCGTGGTGTTTTAGGTCCGTTTCAACGGTCACAGCTTGAAGCTCTTGTAAATAGCGATTGTGATGACTGTTGAAGGGGCGATCGCCACCGCCGTCTTTCGCCCCCAGGCATCGGTTCCTCCAGTAGACCGTGAGCAACCCAGTGAGGGCGGGTAGTATTGAGGTACCCAAAAGGGGGCTTGTTTGTTGGGGCGGTTGTTTGGGGGCGATCGCTCCCTTTTTATGGCCGTTAGAGTTTCTGGTGATTGGGCACTTTAAAGGGCAGCAAACAAACCCCTGAGAGGTAAGGCTGTGGCTTCTCTTTTTGCCTTGATTTTTCTAGCCTCGGTTCCGACATTTTTCGTTGGTTTAATTAAGCCTCGCTGGGTTCTTCCTAAGGTTGAAAAGCCCACTCGACAGTTATCCATGAAAGTTTGGGGTGGTACTTTTTTCGCGTCATTGCTGCTCACGGGCCTTACCGCCCCTAAGTCTGAGCCTCCATCTACAACAGCATCTCCTCAACCAGTCGTAGTGGCCTCACCTGCTACAACCGCAGCACCTCCCTCGCCTTCTGTTGCACCTTCACCAACACCTCAGGTGGTGCGATCGCCTGGAATTGGCGTCAGCCGAACGGCCATTCAGTCTATTTTTGAGCAATCAGAAATAGGATTTACGTTTGAATCGTCCTCCAGCGTGGCTAGCCAACCACGAGTGATGGGAACTTCTCGTAATCGTTTGGCAACGATTGAACTCATTGGCCCATCCAGTGAATTGGTAAGCGCTTCAATCTTGATTGGCATCCCTAATGATGATACTCAGGCAAGAAATTTAAACGTTGCCTACACTTTGGGTTTTATTAAACACGCCGCTCCCGAATGGATAGATGGTCCGACCTGGTTCAACGACCAAATTGTGGCAATGGCTAATGGCGCTTCAACCGAAGCATCTACAACTTTTTCTGATAAACAGGCAACTCTCAACGTGATTAAGGAAATGGGAATCTTTACCCTCACAATTAAGCCGCGTTGATACCGCAAAAGGAGCGATCTCTCTCAAGCTAAATAATGAAAAAGCCCCCGGTGTAGAGCTGGGGGCTTTTGTCTTCAGGGTGTATCATCTCTGCTTCGATTGTAGCTTTGCCTGAATGGCTTAGGTTTGTTCATTTTTCTCAGCCTGAATTCCTGGATTAACTAATAGATTCTTGGGCGTGATGGTGGCGTAATGACATCCCTTACGCTGGCCTTACAATCCTTACACTGGCCTTACAATCCTTACGCCAGTGAACGGAAGAATGGGCCTTACAGGCTCCCTTACGCTGGCCTTACGCCACCTTACGCCGGAAAACAGCACCTTCCTTACGCCATTACGCCACATCATCGAACAGGCCCAACTCATCCTCAAATGAGAGCAGTCTTACTCCTTTCCCTGCGACAACTTCCACTTCTTTGATATGAACTAAATGCATTACAAGCTGGGTGAGTTCTGGCTTGGAAACCCTATAAGTTTTACCCTTGTTCCAGTACCCAAAGTTTTTGACAATAACAGGGCCAGAAATGAATCCATCCGTGAAAAACTCTTGCCCTCTGCCTTTAAGCCAGTTGAGGAGTTTTGCAGCGATTTCTTCTGTATCAAAAACCGCTGTTGCTACTTCCTCTGTGGCTACTTCTACCTCAGCTTCAGTTGCTTGCTGGTTGACCACGGGTTGAGCGCTGAACGGGTGCGAATTGGGTGAAGTCCTAGCATCCGGCGCAAATCCTTGGTAGTTGCAAATTGCACCCCAGCGATCGCCCAGTGAGTAGTAGAAAGCGCGGCCTGTTGAAGACAACAATTTCTGCTTTTCTTCGTCTCTAATCTTTGGGCAAAAATCAGCCCCTTCAGCCAGTGTTAGATAGCCCTGATTGGTGTCATTGAATAGCAGAATTCGGTTGAAGGCCGCTCGCTGTCCTTTGGTGCGGAAGCCCAGATCTGCAACGTAGGGGGATTGAGTGATTACCCAGGCAAACTTGCCTTGAGGCTTCTGGCTTGCGTCACCCGAGCTGGATTCCCCAGAAGAGGAAATGGCCACCAGAAAATCTTTTAGGCGTTTCATGAACTCACTGGAGAGTCGAGCATTCAAGGCCACGAATTCGTCCACAATCAGGAGCTTGGCCACTGCGGTCGAATTGTTGAACCGAGTCAGGAAGTCATTGACCAGGGTTTCGGTCTTCGGAATGTCCAAGCAGAAATCCCTTAGGTCGAAATGAATCCTTTTATCCAGGTCAACGAACGACCAGTAGCCGCTTTCACTCGCCTCATTCTTTGGGTCAAGTAGCCAGATCTCCAGGTCGGGGTACATCTCCTTCACTCTGCGGCCTCCGTGGGCTACGGTGATGCCTTTGCCAGTGCGTGGGAAAGCCGCAATCACCAGAGACTTCAACTGCTCTGCCAATACACCTGCCAGGTCAGTGGTGGGCACCTCCACCTCCACCTCCGCTTCCACGGTCTGAATTTCGGTCGCAACCTGAATTTCAGTCGATGATTCATGGGCAGATTGGGCGATGGGTGCTTCTGGCTGCCCATGAATCACTGGTGCAACAGAAGGCGAGGGAGGTTGGACAGGTGGTGGAGCTGCGGGGGCGATCGCTGGTGGCTGAGGTTTGGCAGCAGCAGCAAACCCTGTCTGGGTGGCTGCAACGCTCGAAACGGTGAGGTGCTTGGCTAGCTCCACCTCGAAGAATTCTTTCAGCCCAGCGGGATCCCCGATGGCCCCGAATACGGGGTTTTGTGCAGCGTACTGACGGATCAATCTGTCGTACAGGCTTACCAGGTCGGAGGGGTTTGCCCCACGGGTTTCCAGTGTGTGAAACAGTTCCAGGATGGGCCGGATTTCGTCTAAAATCTCGGCTTCCAGCTCGCACGCCTTCACCCCAGCGTTGTGGTGCTTTGCCAGCATTCCAGACCCGCCGATGGTGGCGATTCCGGCGACCATCAGCGGTGTGGCCCCAACTCCCACCCCCACCACCGTCGCAGCAGCGCCCAGTACTGCGGTGGCGATCGCCGTCGCCCTGGCTTTTCTGTAGAGCTTCAGCCAGGTTCGGAGTAAGCGGCTGGGGTCTTCTGCGATGAGTTGTTCAAAGGTCATCCCTTTTTCGCGAATGGCGAAGTTCACCAGGGTTTGGTCTGGATCGAGGTAGCCATTCCGTTCATTAGGCTTGCGGCGCTCGATCCGGGGCGGGGGTGTGGTGGGTTGAATGAGTGGCTCTGCTACGGCTTCATTCTGGCGATCGCGGTTACGATTACGACGAATGCTCATACTAAGTTCCTGTGGTAATGGGCAAATAAAAGGCGTGAGTTGCCCCTCACGCCTTTTTCGTAGCTATTTGAGGGTTAGATGCGCTTCAAATTCAGGGCTTTGCCAGCATTGGCAAGGAGTTCATCGAGTTGTTGGCGAATAGCCGGGGGCAACTCCCATTCAGCGGCCCGGAGAGCAAGCGAAACTCCCCACTCGCACCCAAAGATCGAGGCGATGAATAGGCCCAAGCTGATGAGGGCACCGAAACCGGACCCTAAAGATCCCATGAAGATGAAGCCCACTATGGCTTCGAGGAAGATGGCGATCCATCGGCCCATCTCGAAAAACTCTTTGGTTTCTTTGTCGCTGTTCCGGTATGCCTTCATTAGATCCTCGGCATCGCCTACGACCTTTGGATTCAGTTCTGGAAGATCCCGAGGCTTGGCCCCAGCGTGAAGAATTTGGCGAAGTCGGTTTCGCCGCCCCTGGGTCATGATGACTGGCATTAGCTCAAACAAGGTGGTTGAGCATGATACGAGCAGGGCTAGCCCTGCACACTGCCAGATTGCATATTCGGTTAACTCCCCAAAGAGGCTGTAGTAAAACCAGAGGTTCCCTAAGAAGCAGACAACTGCAACCGACACACCCAACCAAAACATCCCCTTGTGACTGAAGATGTCTTGCATAAGCTTGGCAAGCTTCAGGATGATGCCTTGATCCTCCTTCTCCTCACTGGCAAAGGGATCGGCTGAGGGTGGGGCTTCAGGCTTGGCGGCTTGAGGCTTGGGCTTTCTACGAACTGCCATAGTTAATTCTCCGTTTATTGAACATCAAAGAAATCGGGCTTTTCAGGCTCGGTAGCCTGCGGGGGTTCTTTCCAGACCCCCATGTTGTGGGCGCGTTGCACCTGAGTTTCCTGGTTGGCATCCGGATTAGCCGGATCGTCCAGGCGTATCTGAAGCACCCTATTGAATGCGGTGATATCCGCAGCGATCGCCATGAATTGCGCGTACCCACCGCGCTCAATGCGGGCGGTAGCACCAAAGCGATCGCACACGTAACGCCCTTCCTCCAAAAGGACGCCGCTACGGCCTCCGTCTGGATTGAAGGTAGTGGGCTGGAAGTAGTAGGCTCCCAGCTCCAACTTCTCAGTGGGGGGCAAAATCCGGCAGACCTCAGCACGTTGCAGCGCTATCTGCGTGTGGGTTCGTTCTGCCATTGCCGTTTCCAATCGCACCATCGAAAGAGATACGCCCCCGGCTACGGCACTCAGCCCTAGCAAAATCGTCGTTCCAGGCGAAGTAAGAGGATTGAAAAGCTGATCCATATCACTGCACCAAAAACTGAATCAGGGCGATCGCATCATCCGGGTCAATGCCTTCGAGCGCCTCCAGAGCGTCTTCCATTGCCTCTGAGGTGTGATCCTCATCCTCAGGAATGGCGCGATCGGCGGCTTCCCAGATAGTGAGCGGCTGCTTGCCAGTGGTGCATACATCCCGGTAGACGATGGCAGAGAGGATACAGAGCAATGCGGCCTGGTCAATGTCGGAGAGCTTTGCCAAATCCTTATCGCCAAACTTCTCCACCAGGGCAGCGGCCTGTTTGCAATCGGTGAAGTTGGCGACGGGCATCAGGTGCGAGCTGTCGGTGATTCGCTCGGCTCCCATATCCTGCTGAAATTCTTGCAGTGTGAGGTCTTTGGTGGCTGTTTGTGTCATGGTTTAAATGTCCTTTGCAGAAGGGATAGGGGGCGATCGCCGTGGCCTGAGAAACTAGGGCGATCGCTTACCCTTTGGGAGTTTGGTGGGTTTGCTGGGGGAAGGGCTTTGGTGGCTCTGGCCAAAGGCCCAGGCCGTTGAGGAAAAAGTAGGCAGCTAGAGCCAATCCCAACCCAGCAAAGAAATCGTCGAATAGACTTTTCATGCGGCTTTGACTTGATTGGTAGATCTGAGCAATCGGGCCTCCCACCGAATTGCACAGCGGCGAAAGTAACGGGCCTGTATGCGAAACTGATGGGCATCCTGCGGATCTTTGGCACGGCGGTAGAAGCTATCCCAGGTGCGGAAGCAGCGCCATGAAAAATCAGCCAGGCAAGCGTAGTCATTAGTAGTCATCCAAGATTCTCCGTTTGCGTAGGGTTTACAGGAGGTGGGGCTTGCTGACGCATGAGGGCAAACAGCCCCACCAGGGAAATGGCGGTGGCCAGGAAGGCCAGCACCAAAGCGAGAATTACGATTCCTCCATCAACTCCTTGAAAGCTTTCTCTGCGTCCAGTTCGGCTTTGCGCTCGATCATCTTGCGCTTTAGCCCTTTTCCCAGTTCGGCTAGTTTGCGCTGGTACGCTTCCTGATAGAGCCGCTCGTCTTCGCTTCCGAAAAAATCCTGGTCCTGCTCCTTGAACTGCTGGACGGTAACCGCCAGTTCCCCCAGCATTCCGTCCGTGTCATCTTCGCTCTGTTGCTTGCGTAGAGCGAGTTTCCCGGCAATCTCGCGGCGATCGCCCCCACCACTTACCTGAAGCGTGTCATCGTCCATCACTTCAGCGATGACAACATCGCCATCGACGGCAGCGAGAGGCTTGCTGTATCTACCTTTCAGGACGGTGACAAAGCCCTCAAAGTCTTTGTTCATGTCCAGGTACTCAGCGATGCACTTGGCGGCGTATCCGGTGGGTTTTCCGGGGGCCGATTGAAGGCTGGGGTGGCCTTTCAGCCCTTCGTGTGCCATTACGACCTTTGGAAAGTAGCGGGCACTGACCGTGTTGGATTTTTCGTCGAGCCATTCAGCGATTTGGCGGAAGGTGACATTCTCGGTGTCACCGGCCTGAATTTTTGTCACTAAGCTGTCATTCTCTTGTGTCACGTTGTCATTTCCTTTGCCGTAGTTGCGGCGGTTTTGGTAGTCACGAATTCTTGCAGTCCTTGAAAATCCTATAGGTTTGGCGGCTGTCATTGTCGTGTCATCTCCGTGTCACTTTCTGAGGGTGAGCATAGCACGGGTGATTCTGATTTAGCTACTTCCTTGTAGCCTTATTTGTAGCTAGATTAGAACCATCTAGAAAAACCTGGAGGCTCACGGCAATATGGGGAGGATTGATGAAGGTACAGAAGTGGCTGCAAAACGGTTTCCTATCAAGTTGCCTCCCTGGCATGAGAAGCGTCTGATCTGGTGGGCGGCCTGTAAGGGCACCTCAAAAACTGGACTGGCCCAGAACACTCTCCAGGCCAGGATTGAGCACAACAAGGACTTGATTGAGGAAATGCTTGCGGAGATGGCCTCTGACCGTGGAATCAGCGTGGACGAACTGAAGGCAGAGCTATTGCAGAAGTCTGGATTCACTGGAGCCGTTGAAGACGACGAGGCTGAGTGATCCACCCCAAAGCGAAGCCCCCAGCAACCGATAGGCTGCTGGGGGCTTCGCTTTGTTGGTCTGTGGCTATCGCTGGCTACCACGAACGGCGGCGATCGCCGCCTGGGCCACCAGCCTGAAGTCAGTACCCTCATCGTATGGGCCTTTTACCAAGCTGCCACCGGAGTAGACCCGGCAGAATAGCACCGCCTCATCTTCTCCGGCCTGGGGTGCGATTGTAAGTGGCTGGCTTACCTGAGCAGGTAGCAGCAGGGCCACTGCGCTCAGAAACCCCTTGCTGAAGTGGCTATCGTGGCCAGCTTCGAGGATGTAGGGGCGATCGCCCACAATCACGGCCTGAAGCTTGATGCACTCTTTTCCCCGGCGCTCCACCTTAGGGAAGCTGATCTCCTTCAGGTAGCCAGTGAGGGCCGTTTGGGGAATGAGTTGAGGCTGGTCACCTGCCATCGTGTACCACAGTCCTCCGTTGCTGCGGTTGCAGTAAACCCGCAACGGCCCACCGCCGTAGTGGAAGCCCAACTGTGGGCGATCGAGTTTGAGGAGGATCTGTTGCAGCAAGTGGCTCTGCTCTGCGAGGGCAGAGGCCAGAATGTTGGCCAGGTCTGTTGAATCTAGAGTCTGTGTCATGGTGGGTCAAGGGTGAGGGTGTGCGATCGCCCCCAGGCGAGGGCACAAGGGGCGATCGGGTGGGTTAGTGGCTGAGTTCTTGGAGGGCTTTGACCTGCTGCTTCAGCTCAAAGATGGCCTCTCCGTATTCAGTTTCAACGCGCTTTAGACGTTTGATTTCTGCCTGTTGTTCACGGGCGATCGCTACCAGGGCTGTGAGCGCATTGCCCATCGTGTCCAGGTCATCGGATTCGGAATCCATTAGGGCCGCATAGATCTCTTCGATGTCGCGACAGAAACAACTGAGCATGAAAGCTTCTCCAGATAAGGCTTTGCAGAAATTAGGGTAGATATTCTTTGGCTTGCTTCAGGGCACGAATGAGCAGCTCGGCTTCCTGTTTGCTCTGGATAGCGACGACCTCCAGGTGATGCTCAAACAAAGCGTGCTTGATGAGCAGTTGGGGTGTTCCTCCAGTCCGATCAATCTCGGCACGCTTGCCTTTGCCAATTACCCACTCGTAAATCGATGCCATCATGCGGAACTCCTGTAGGGCTTAGGGTTTCAGAGGATGGCGATCGCCCTCTGCTGTCTGGTGGGGGCGATCGCACTCGACTACATAACGTGGCTGAACTGCTGTTTAAAGCCGTCGATCCAGCGCTGGATGTACTCCCGGCTGCTGCTGTCGAGTTCGGCGTCAGGCGCAATCAGGTCGGCGGCGCTGGCGATACGCCACAGACAATCATCGGCATCGTAGCGCCCACTTTCGAGGCGTTGAATCTGGGTTTTGATGTAGCCAACTTGAGATAGTGTGAGCATTTCCGTAATTCCTGAAACGACTGCGGAGTAACGAAAGGGAGCCGAAAGGCTCCCAGCAATGGACTTTAGAAGGGCACTGCCTCGCCGTACTGGCTGCAAACCTTGTCAGAGGCAGCTTTGCGGTAGTCGTCGCAATCGGCCATCATCAACAGGCGGCAGTAGGAGGGGCGAAGCTGAGAGCCCCGCATCCGAGCCTCCACAAAGTACGCACACTGCCCACAAACAGGAGCAAATGTAGCAGTTTCCGTAATTGGCTTTTCGAGGATTTGAGATACCATCGGATTTATCACCTCTTTGGTGGTTTGTTTTGGAGAGGGCGATCGCTGTGTTTCCTACGCACTGGGCGATCGCCCTCTCTTGTGTCTAAAGTATAGCGCTGAACGCTATCGAAATAGCGCTGAACGCATTCAAAAATCTTATCGTTACCTGCTGCGCCATTAGCGATGCTGATTGCGTTAAGCGCTATATAAAAGGCTTTTGGAGCTATATTTGTAGCAAATTGTTGCTATCGGGAGATACTGATGAATGCTGTTTTAAGTGCATCGGAAGTGAGCAAGGTATCCTGGCTTCTGCGTGAAACGATGGCCCGCAGGAAGATTACAAACAAGGCTTTGGCTGAGCGACTGGGGAAGCATCCCACGACTATTGCCAGGTTGAAAGCGCAGGATACGCTTCCTGAGATTGGAGGTGATGCGATCGAGGAGATTCGCGTTGCTATTACTGATTTGAGTCAAGAAGATTTTGGTGTTTGCACGCTTTCAGAGCTTGTGCAGCTTAATGAGTGATCTTGTGAATCCCCTCAGCATTACCCAGTCAGAGGCGATCGCCAATCTTCGGCAGTACCAGGCGCAATGCCTGCTCAAGATTGCGAGTAAGAATCCGCACCCTGAGATTCAGGCGGTGCTGGCAAATGCTCTCAGTTACACGATTGAGCAATCGATAGCCTGGGTGAGAGATAACCCTGAAAGCTTCAAGTGATGCACTCCGGAGTTCCGGAGTGTCACCAAACAAAAGCCCCCAGCCATGCCGGGGGCTTTTGTTTGGCTGTTATAGAGGAGGTTGAAGCAAATCCTCGAATTTGATGAGAAGAGAAGTAGTCCAGTAGAGCTTTGTAAGAGGTCCTCCGGTCATCAGGAGTGATTCTTCGTAGATCTTGAAAGGTCCGTCGTTGAAGATCAGAACTCCTTGCTGCAACTCAGTGGCCTGGAATGCGCAGAATTTGAGCATCTTATGCAACAGGGAATTGCTGTCGCGGCCCGGTTCATCCAGGGCCAGGGCTAGTTTCAGGAGTGATACGCGCCGCTGAGGATTGCCAAGAATTTGGGCCTCAAAACTGACCCAGTGAGTAGGGCGGCTATAGAAGAGGCGATCGGCCAACTTTTTGCGGTCAATGGAGGGTTCTTGGCGGAGTACCGCCGCAACGATGCCTCGATCCTCTTTGAGATCTGGGCGTAGTGGTGTGGCGCGATTAAGCTTGAATCCTCGGAATGCATGGGTGGCCCTACCTTTGGTCAGTGGAAGCTCCCCAGTGAATTCGCAAATCAGGCCGGGGCGCAATGGTTTCTGGGATTTCTGCACAGACACCTCCTAGAACTCAGGAGGGCTGTTTTCCTGGGGTTTCACCAGTGGAATTGAGAGTGCATCGTCCACCTTCTCGGTTGGCATCGATCGCCCCAGTGCCGAAACACTTCCAGCCGCAGCAATCCAGGCCATTGCCTCTCCAGAAGGAGCCGTAAGTGCCTTCAACACACAGGCTATGGCCAGCGTATGAAAGGTAGTTTCAGTGCACAGAAGCTTCTGGTGCCAGGATTTTGAGGCCATTGGGGGTACTCCGCTCTCCCCCGGAACGTTCCCCTACGCCAGGGCGCGTTCGATGGCCACTACCAGATCTTCATCTAGCTCTCGATCGTCAACGAACGCCTCATAAACCTGACGTAGCAGGGATTTCAGTGCATCACACTCGTCTTTGAGGCTGGGTTTCTTAGGTGCAGGCTCCGGAGCCGGTGCCAGTTCTACCACCTCCAGTTCCCCAACCATGAATGGGTAAGAACCTTCATCGGGTAGAGCACTGTGGGCGATCGCCCCATTCTCTACCTTCCCCACCACTACTTCTTTGCCCTTGTGCTCTCCGGCCACGACTAGGGCACGGCTTCCAGGGGTCAGGGCATTGTTGCGACGTTGCAACCTATCGACGGCCTGTTTCACCTCGGCTGCGGTGGGGCGATCGCCCTCGGCTGAGTTGACGGCTTCTACCCAGGCTTCGCGCCGTTGCTCCGGTGCCAGCGGTGTGAGCGATCTGCATTGAGCCTCGTTGACTGGCTGGGGAGTGCCAGTGTCACCAATTGGTGACAGATCTTCGGCCACTTCAGCGGCATCAATGAGGCGGTAAGCCTGCTGGCGGCTAAATTTCCAGCGACCATCACAGTAAGCTTCAAAGCTTGAGTGAGTAGCTCGATAGAGCTTCCTGTCGCGGATTGCCGCCAATGCCCGCCCTGCTTCGTAGAAGGAAAGGGCGATGCGTTCCTCCAGGCGGCTCAGTTCATTCTGCTCGCTGACGGTCAAAATTTCGATAGTCATCATACGGCGGCAATCTCCCGTAAGTGTTGCAAACCACTGGCGATCGCCTGCTGCACCTCAACGGTGCTGATGCGATGTCGCTTCCCAATAACGTCTTCACCCAACTCTCCCCAGAAGCGCTCCAATAAACAGGCCCGCTCCAACTCTGGCAAAGAATCCAGGGCTGCAATGGCTGCATCCTGCATTGCTTCGATCTGTTCGCGAGCTTCCAGGGATAGGCCAGGGGTAGCCGCTAAATCGTGGTTCTCTTCGTCCAGACTGATCCAGACCTGGCTTTGTGTTGCCTGATGAATGGCCTTCCACTGATCAGGGGGGAGATTTAGACCCTTATGGGCAACTTCATCCAGGCTCAGGTCAGCGCGGCCAGCTTTGGCCAGCTTGGATTGCAGCATTCGGGCGCTATCGCTGGTTTCCTGCCAGCGGCGGGGCACCTTAGCCAGGTTTTTCTTATCCCGTTGAAAATGTTGCATCTCACCCTTGATATAGGGCACCGCAAAACTGCTAAAGGCAACTCCCTCAGCGGGATCGAACTTCTCAATGGCGCGGATCAGGCCGATGTGGCCTAGCTGAATCAGATCTTCCAGGGGAAGCGAACAATGGGCGGCATATCGCTCAGCGATCGCCACCACCAGGCCCTGGTTGATAAGGGAGATTTGATTGCGTAGAAGAGTGGAACGGGTTTCCAGGTAGAGGGCAAAAAGCTCTGCTGTCTTCTGCTTTGGGTTTGCCTGCTTTGGGTTAACACGCCTGACCTCCGCCCAGGCGCGCTCGCAGACATGAATAGATGGCATACGGATTTTCAGGAACGGCGAACCGTCAGGGTAGTGAGGTGAGGCGAAGCGAGTCAGCAATTTCCGATCGTAAATTGCTGATCCAAGCGTAGCCATCTACGCCTAAAGGCATACGCGAGGATCCACGGAAAAAACCTCCCAACTTCACAAAACTTCTAAACAAAACTCTCAACAGTTTCAACACAACCCCAGTTGTGTGCGGGAACCCCATCAGTGGAGGAACCCGAAAATGCAAGAGCAGAAACTGATTGAGCAGTGGTTGCACGATCGCCCAACCACCACCCAGAACAACTACGCCCTATCGATCCGGCAGTTTAAAGAGTTTGTGAAAAAGCCTCTGGCGGAAGTGAGCTTGGAGGATGTCCAGGCGTGGAGCGATAGCCTGGGCCACCTAAAACACACCACGCGCCGCAACAAGCTGGCAGCCCTGAAAAGCTTTCTGGCCTTTGCTGTGGAGGTGGGGGCACTTCCCAAATCTCCGGCTGCTGCGGTGAAGCTGAAAGTAGGCCGGATGAATCTGGCTGGGAGAATTCTCAGCCGTGACCAAGTGCGAGCACTACTGGACGTGCCGGAAGCTCAGGATAAAGCAGTGCTGGCCCTGCTGTATGGCACGGGTGCTAGAGCCTCTGAGGTGTGCAGCCTTACCTGGGCTGACCTTCAGGAACGCGACGGCGGTGCGGTGCAGTGCCGACTCCAGGGCAAGGGCGGCAAATCGCGGGTGGTACTGTTGCCAGAGCAGGTGTGGGGTTTGGTACGTCAGTTGCGGGGCGATCGCCCCCAAACGGCCCCAGTTTTCGGACTGACACGGTTTACGCTGTGGGCTGTGGTGAAGGCAGCGGCCAGACGTGCTGGATTGGGTGAGAACGTATCTCCGCACTGGCTCCGGCACGCTCATGCCCAACACTCGCTAGCTGGGGGTGCCCCTCTACAGTTGGTGCGCGATACTCTGGGCCACAGCAGCATTGCGGTGACGAACGTATACCTGGAAGCCTCTCCAGACGACTCCAGCAGCAACTATCTGGGGTTGTGAGTGGCAGAATCCAGGAAAAGGCTTGTGGTTAGGGCGATCGCAGCCAAAAGCAGAAAAAACTCAAACATGTCTCAAACTTCTGAACTGTTGCTACAATTCCCCTGAATCAAGCCTTTCGGAGATCTGACTATGAACAAAGGTGAACTGGTGGACAAAGTGGCTGAGAAAGCCAATGTCACAAAGAAGGTTGCTGAAGGCATCGTGACTGCTGCGATGGAGTCCATCATGGAAGCTGTATCCCAGGGCGAAAAGGTCGTTCTGGTAGGCTTCGGTTCTTTCGAGCCCCGCGAGCGCAAGGCCCGCGAAGGCCGCAATCCAAAAACAGGAGAAACGATAGAAATCCCGGCCACAACGGTTCCTGGATTCAGCGCAGGCAAACTTTTCAAGGAGATGGTATCTCCGGAATAACGACCTCAATGTTCTCCTCCTCAACAGCTATGCGAGCCCCCAAAAGGGGGCTTTTTTAGCGCTGTCAAGACAAGCCTAAGCTTGTCTTGAAGAAAGTTTTGGGGATAGAAGACACTGGCGGAGTAACCTTTCAAGTGAACTGTGATGAATACAGGCAATGAATTAAACCCCCTCGAACTGACTAAACCTAGCTCAGAGGATAGGTTTATCCGGTACTACTCCTATGGCAAACACGATCCAGAGCAGTTTCTATCCGCTATTGAGGCGGAGTATGGCAAGCCACCTGAGGGGAGAGTAGTTCACAGCTACGTGGCAACCGTTGAAGATCCTCAGGAAGGCGTGTTTTACCCCTTTGAATATGTTGAAGAAGAAGCAGAGGGTGCCCGTGCCATAACTTTTTGGGTAGTGGAATAAACTTGCCCAATCGTCCTCTAATGTCAGAAATCTCACGCTCCGACAAACCACGAAACACAAGCACAGAGGGAACTCTGAGAATGTCGGATCGGAATATGTCGGAACGTGTCGGACAACAGATCGGAAGGCAAGCGGCTGTACCTAAATGAAGGGCTATCGATGGATGCGATAGCCCAAAAGCTTGGCGTGAGCAGGCGTACAGTAGAGCGTTGGGCTACGGAGGATGAAGAGGGTAAATGGACTGACCTTAAGACCGCTCGGAAGGTCGTGGGTATCAGCGAAGCCCGCGCAGCCAGAGAGGATAACACCACTCGATCGAGGCGATCGCAGAAGCCTGAAGATTTTAAGCCGTTAGAGCTTGTAGACCTGGCCCTGACTGACGTAAGTGGCATGATGGCAGGCCGGGAATGCGTGGGGGATGATGGCCCAATCACACTGATCAGCGGTCGGGATATGGCGAGCCTAGCCAGCGCCCTTTGTAAGTTGATTGAGTTGCGGTTAAAACTGGCCCCACCTACGGCTGAAGCCTTAGCAGAACGGGCGATCGCCCTCGGCTACTCGCCCCAGGAATTTGCTGCTGAGTTGAGACGGCAGTGGCAACAGCAGCGAGCCTAAAGCAGGATTTTGTTGAAGGATTAGAGGCGGAGTTGGGCATTGCCGAGGGGAGCGATCGCCCAGAAGATGCTGCACGGCTAGCAGCAGCAATTGTGGAGTGGGCACGACCCCTATTCGACCCGGCTCGTTACAAGTGCCTCTACGGGGGCCGTGGCAGTGGTAAGAGTTATGCGATCGCCGATGCGCTGCTCATCACGGGCCTGGCTCGCAAAATCCGTGTGCTGTGCGCTCGCGAGTTCCAGGAATCCATCAAGGAATCGGTTCATGCCCTACTCAAGGAGCGGATTTCTGAGCTGGGCCTGGATGATTTCTACCGGGTGCAGACGGATACCATCATTGGCCTGAATGGCTCCCAGTTCCTGTTTAAAGGGGTGAGGCACAACGTCTCCAGCATCAAATCGATGGCTGGCATTACTCACTGCTGGTTTGAGGAGGCGCAGACCATCAGCCAGGAATCCTGGAGAACCGTCATCCCCACCATTCGAGAGGAGGGGAGCGAGGTTTGGGTTTCCTTTAACCCATTAAATGAAGCGGATACGGTCTATCAGGAGCTAGTAGCCAAAACTCGCCAGAATGCCTATGTGCGGCGAGTCAACTGGGACGAAAACCCCCATTTCCCATCGGTGCTGGATGAGGAGCGGCGCGAGATGGCTGCGACCGATCCAGATGCTTACCAACACATTTGGGAAGGCGGTTTCTGGGTGCGGTCGCATGCTCAGATTCTGAATGGCAAGTGGGCGATCGCAGAGTTTGAGCCTGGTGCTGATTGGGATGGCCCCTACCACGGAGGCGACTGGGGTTTTGGCTCTGACCCGACCACAGCGGTGCGCTGCTGGATTTATGGCCGGAAGCTGTACGTGGAGCGCGAGAGCTATGCCCACAGCCTGGAGTTGGATGATGTAGGGGCACTGTGGCTGGCTGATATTCCGGAAATCGACCGTTACCCAGTGAGGGCCGACAGCTCACGGCCTGAGTCCATCAATCATGTGCGAAAGGGGCGATCGCCATCGGGTAACGATGCTGGATGCCCTGCAATCCCGCAACTGGTTGGAGCTGTGAAAGGGGCAGGTTCTGTGGAGGATGGCATCGCCCATCTGCGGAGTTACGAGCAGATTGTGTTCCATCCCAGGTGTAAGCACGCTATTGAAGAGGCGCGGCTTTACAGCTACAAGGTCGATCGCCTTAGTGGAGACGTGTTGCCCATCATTATCGACGCGCACAACCACCTCATCGATGCGCTCCGCTATGCTCTTGAACCCGTCATGAAGGCACGGAAACCAGCCAAGGGTCACAGGGCTAGATCTGCCTCTAACTGGGGATAAGCGTCTCTCAGGAATACTCAGGCCGTAGCGATCGCCTGCGTATTCCCACATGGCCTCCAACTTAATCCAAGAGAATATTGCCTATTACAAGGGGGATGACCTGTTCAACGTGGCCTGGATCGGGCCTACGTTCAACCCGCGCGATCCCAAATACACCGATCGCATGGCAGCCCTGAGGCGCGTTTTTCAGGGCCACAACGTGGTGGCAGAGCTGGTGGGCAATTGGAAGGACGGCCTCATCTCGGAGCCATTTACCTGGCATCTGAAAGACAGCACAGGGCAGAGGGCAGAGGGCGATCGCGTCACCCAGGCAGAGGGCCTACTGCAACGGTGGATCGATTGGGTAGAGCAGCAGAGCTTAGAAATTGACCCACTGGCCACCAATTTCCAGCAGTCCGACCCGTGGAGCGAATTTGTTTTATCCGTCGGAGTTACAGGCGAGGGTTCGCTGCGGTTGTGGCAACCAGAACGTTTTTCCAATGATCCAGACCCGCTCCACAGGATTCATCTGCACGCCCCCAAGGCGGGTTCTGTGCAGGTGACCAGGGGTATGGATGGCTTTGTGGATAAGCTCACCTACAGCCACGCTCAGGGAACGGAAACCCAGCAATTTAACGAGGACCGGAAACTCGTCATTGCAGATGGGACTGGCGCAGAGCCTATAACCCTTGATACGGGTGGCCGCTGGCTCTGCCAGTCCATCCGTATGCCATCACTACTGACCCCCAGCGCAAAGCAGAAGCAGGGGGCCATCTGCCATTCGCTGACCATGATGGTGCGAAATCAGGAAATTGCCGGGTTTCGCGAGCGCACCCTACTGAATGCAGAATTTCCTCAGGATGAGGACGGCAACCCGATTGAGGTGGAGCGCGGCCCTGGAATCGACCAATACCTTTACGGCATCCCCAGCGGGGACGAGCAGAACCCCAGCTACACCAGCCCATCTATCTACGAATCGCAGCCAGTACAGATTTCGACCTTTGAGCAATCCATCCAAATCAACCGCACCCTGCTCTACCTGGAATTTCGCCAGGGGCACCTACTGAGCACGGGCGACGGCGGCTTATCAGGCGAATCCCGGCTTCAGGCCCGTGCAGGGTTTGAGCTGCATCTGCGCGGCTGGAAACGCCCCATTGAGTCGGCGATCGCCAACACCCTGAATATCGTGCTGAGGATTCTTGGCTATGAGGACCTTGAAGCTGTGGTGGAACTAAGCATCACGACTGGAAAGCTTAGTGCACCAGAACGTGCTGAGATTCGGGCCGACTATCAGGCCGGACTATTGAGCCGAGCGTCGGCGATCGCCAAATCTGGACTGGCCGATGACCCCGACGCAGAGATAGCCCTCATCGATGAGGAGAAGCGAACCCAGACCGCACGACGCACACCCCCAGACCCGATGGGGCTAGGAGATAACGGCAATGGCAGCAGCAGGCAAAGGCAACAGCAAACGGAAGACCCAGCCCCCGCAAACGGAACCAGAGACCCAAATCCAACCCCCGCAGCGGCGTAACTTTGTGATTCCAGGCTGCGAGGTGATGGTGCAGAGCGGCGATCGCCCCCTGGAGATGGAAGAATTTCTGGCCTTAGCCTTTCACCTGAGCGGCTCCAACCCTGAGGCGAAGGTTGAGTTTTGGCTGAAGGTGACGGAGTGAATGAGGAAGCGCTACGGCTAATCCAACGGTACGACGGAGTAGCGAACGACCTGGAAGACAACGTTGTGCGGTCGCTCGATGCCTCGCTGCTGGCAGCCTACGACGACCTGGAAGCAGAATTTGTGCGGTTGTACAGCCGGATGCAGGATGAGCAGTTGAGCCTCACCGCACGGGCGCAGGCAGCAGCCCTGATGTCGGAGCTGGGGCCACTACTCGACATCATCGACCCCAGCCAGGAAGAGGCATACACGCAAAGGTTTGAGGCCATGCTGCAAGAGGCTGAAGCCCTGGGGGCAGAGATGGCTGGGGAACTGGCAGCGGCGATCGCCCCTAACAGTGACCTTCGCCAGTACACGGCTATCCCGATTGAGGCAGTAGCGTTGCAGGCCCGTGATGGGGTGCGGCGACTGTATCGCTGGAATGAGGAGTTCCGGGGGAGAGCAAGCGGCATCATCGAGCAATCGCTCATCCAGGGGTGGGGACCACGCAGGGCCACAGAGCAGTTGAGAGGGCAACTGGGCATCACCCGGTTCCGTGCGGAGACGATCGCACGCACAGAAACTATGTCAGCCCTGAACGATGCCGCGCAACGGCGATACCAGCAGGGTGGCGTTGAAGGGGTGCAGTGGGTGGTGTCAGTTGGCGAGGTGTGCCCTTTTTGCGTGGCCCGTAATGGTCGGGTGTATGAAACCGGAAAAATCCGCATCCCAGCACACCCCCGGTGCAGATGCATCCCGGTTCCCTGGAAAGCTTCCTGGGATACTGACGATGAATTCATGGCTCAATACGTGAGCGATCGCCTCCGCGACCTGGAACGGGATGGCGGAAGTCCTAACTATGGCCCATCACCCTTTGAGCGGGCAGCAGGTCTCACCACCGCACCTGAGCCAATCTGGAAACCGGGGCAAGCTCGCCTAAATCCACCACAGCAAAGCGGGAGATCGCAGAACAGGGGCAGCGTAACCTCACCTTCTGCTATGCCTGAAGGTCATGTCATAACGCTAAATCAACGCTTTAAGCCAAATTCGTTGGATTCAGCACTGGATTCAATCGATACTCCTGGGGCGAGTGGGAGAGTTGGCCTGTTTCGACAGTTTGTTCAACAGCAAGATCTTCAGGTTTTTCTATGGGATAGCTCGCAATCACGAGCCAGGCAGGTCACGCTTGCGTTGCAGCAACTTCGCTATCAAAAGGGATTCAATAACAAAAAGGTGATGCCTATTGCGATCGCTCCCAAGAGCGGTTCCAATGGTTTTACTGCTAATGTGTTTCGGCATGTAGTTGTATCCACTAATTCTGCTGGACAAGGCAGTGATTTCACCCCCGACCCTGCACGGCTCAGGCAGGTTGTGCAAACCTTAGTTCGTGACTCCGAGAGCAAACTTCGCTGGTCGGCATCATCGGCAGCTAGGGGGCAGAGTGACTCAGTCAGCGCCGTAGATTCTCAAAATTTCGTGACCTACCTGCACGAGATGGGTCATCAGGTACATTTCACGGCTGGCACACCACCACGACCGGGAGCTGCAAAGAATCTCAGCGAATATTCTCAAACCAACGATAGGGAATGGTTTGCAGAACACTTTACTGCCTGGATGCTGGATGCTGACGAGTATCGGAGATATGATCCGGTTGGAGCTGAATTTATTGAAAATGCTGTTAACCAGGCGGTATCCGCCCCTAGAAGGCTCGAATGACAAACCTTGAAAAAGCGCTAGAAATTGTACGGGGTAGCGACCGTAGCGAGGCAGCCTTAGAGGAGTTGGAGGGTTTGGCTGATCAGGCTGAATCTGAGGAGGAAGCCTCGAAGATTGGCGACCTAATTGAGGCATTCCTGGTAGACGGAGGAATCGAAAGCCTACTGGAGAGATAGCCAAAAAAAGTGGGGGGGGTGGCGATCGCCACCCCCCCCACTTTTTTGTTGCGTAGCCCTGCTACCTTCGCAGGGCGGTGACAGCTACCTGGGCTGTGGCTAGGGCGGCGGCATCCCAGACGGCCTCCACCTCCTGCTGGGCGTGTATCCGGGCGAGTAGGTCGTCTACCCGCTTGCGGCCATTAGTGGCCCGGATGGGGCGGGTGGAGAGAACTGGGAAGCGGGCTTCCTCCGCCTCGATTTCCTCCAGGCTGAGGTCGAGAACAGGGGCGGGGGTGATGGGTGCAGGTGGCACAGGGGCGATCGCCACCTCTGCCACTTCGGCGGGGGCCTGTGGCTCCACAACCGGAACGGGGGAAACGTACTCCCGCTTGCGGGATTCTCCGCAGAGCCAGAGCAGGACGACGGAAACGGTGATGTCGAGAACGATTTCGAGACCGGACATGATGGGGTGCCTCCTAACGAGGTAAACAACACCTCTATTTTCGGCGCGTCAACCCGTTTCGTAAAATCGCCCAAACTCGCTTACAGCAAGGCTTTTGCAAAACGATTCAAAGGGGCGATCGCTCAAACCCGCATTCTCTCGTAGCCGATCAGTACGCCGACTGTTGTGTATTGCTTATCCCTGGCAGGTTTCAGCAATTAAAACAACTGATTTAAACGAGGGGCGATCGCCCACAACCTTATTGTTTGCTAGGGTTTCGGCGAGTATTGCGAAAGTGTCACGAATGAGGTCGTTTCGATCAACTGGTGGCAAAGTTGCGTGAAGGCTTCGTGAAGTGATGTCCTGGTGCTACTTTTGGCCCCGCGAACTGTACCGAAAAAGTAGTACACCTGGGCACATATAATCGCGCCTCCGTATGGGAGGGCGATCGCCGTCAACTTCATGAAAATCGGTTAAAATCCTGACCCTCTATAACCAAAAAGCCCTATAGCGCAAAGGGTGTGGCCGATTGAAGCGCGAGAAGTGCAATCGCTCAAATGCTTATGCCTGCAACGATCTCGGCTACATAAAGCGAGTCATTATATGTCTATCTCTGAGGCGAGTAGAAAGCAAAGCGCAGTTTGATCTTGGAATAGTATCGATGGGCGAGCAACCCATTACAGTGCAGGGAAAGACCTGAAACTTCCTCTGCATGCTGACGATGAGCGCTGAAACGGTATCTAAAAATGGGCTTGCCAAAATCAGGCTGGCTTTGCCTTTGCCCTTGCTTTAAAGCTTTCAAAATCAACAACGCTTGAGGATTCCGCAGCTCTCCAGATTTCCTCAACGATGTCTTTAAATGACGGGAGAACTGTCAGAGTGTATTGGCCAAGCCCCTTGTTCCCTTTGCTAGCTACAACAAGAGCTTTCATTTCTTTCTGCTTGTGAAAGTCACTCCAGTCAGAGCGAATCCAGAAGACCTGATCATCTACCGCAACCAAGAGCTTGTCTCTAAGCTGGTCTTCAAATCCGTATTCATTTAAATAATCGATTACCTTCCTGATGCTTTGGAGCGAGGTATCAGAGCGAAGGCTCCTGATAGCGCGAATTTCAAGGATTTGTTCCCAGGAAAATATGACTGTCGGGCGTTTATTACTGCCAATCCGAGTCGGGATGATCAAGCCAGTCTTTTCAAGATAAAAGAGCTGATTTGGGGTTGTCCCGGTTAAAGCTAGTGTCTCCTGTCTTGTAAAACCATCAATTACGTTACTCATAATTTAAAAAATTAGACATCACACATCGTAAGACCACATCATATCTACAATTTTGCCATTGGCTGACCAAATTTAATTAATAAAACTTATAACTTAAATCTTGATCGTTTTTAAGTCTATTGATTAAGATCGCGGTATCCTGCAATCCAGCAAGGTGTTATCTCTGTCTCAAGGAGGCATGAGTCATGATCAAACGAGTTCGCACGGTTACGAAGCACGTCCGTATTGGCCGGACGACGGTTCCGGTCAAGATCCGAACCGAAATAACGATAAAGCGCCGCTAGTATTAGCGGCGCTTTTTGGCATACTGGCTCCGTTATTTTCAAAGCTGGCGGGGCCAGCACTTAGCTTATAAGGATACAACTGGTTTCGCTCCGAGAGTTCGATCAGACAAGCAATTGAGGCGATCGCCTCAATTGCTTGTCTTCTAACTGCACTAATTCTAGGTTTCAAGACATGAGTGAGGAACAAACCACAGGTGCTTTATCCAAAATCACTGACGCTGTTGCTGACTTAGTGGTTGATGGAGCAACAGCATTACCAGCCCCAATACGTAAAAATTTTTGGAAAGCTTTTGGGCAACTCTGTTCAGCCGCTGCTGACTGGCCCGCAGCCATTATGGAAGGAAAAGCCGCAGAGGCGCGTGCTGAATCCCAAGCTCGTACTATGTTAATAAACACCAGTGCAGAGCAGGTAGCCAGCCAAATGAGCGTAGACCCTGCATATGCTCGCATTGCTGCGGCTAAGTATACTCAGCGGGTTATTCAAGAGCAAATCAACCTTGACAAGGTGTGCAACGTTGCCGCTCAAGAACTCTCTTCGACAGCATCTCAAGCTAAAAGTTCAGAGATTGAGGAGGATGAGAAAGGGCCCCAAATGAGTGACGATTGGCTGGATAGCTTCAGCAAAGAGGCATGCGGTAAGAGCAGCGAAGAAATGCAAATTCTGTTTGGCAAAATTCTCGCCGGAGAAATCAAGAAGCCTGAGTCCTTCTCAATTAGAACGGTGAAACTCATGGGCCAGCTAGACAGTCGAGCTGCAAATCTCTTCCGTCGACTATGTTCTTTATCCGTAGTGATGGAAAATAATATCTATATGCTTGATTGCCGTGTACCCTCATTTGGCAGTGCTGCCCAGAACTCCCTTTCGCGATATGGATTGAGCTTTGGGGAACTCAATGTTTTGCAAGAGTATGGCTTGATAATTTCTGACTACAACTCTTTTATGAATTACGGGCCTGCAATCGCGCACAACAATACGGTGGGATGTTGCCTGAGATATGGAGGTTCGCTCTGGGGGCTTGTCCCAGATAATCCTGGTGATTGGCAACCAGACAGGCTCCTCAAGGTGTATGGTGTGTGCTTGTCCAACGCAGGTAAGGAGCTATCAAACATTGTTGAGATAGAGCCAGATGAGCAATACACTTCTGCTCTAAATAAGTACTTTTTGGAACAAGGATTACGCTTAACCTCTATATCTAGGGGCAAGTAGCATACAAAGTGTTTTCCTCGGCATATTTTAGAGGGCATTTCCGGAGCCATTGGGGAACCTTCCCCACAGATATTGAGGCTCCAGAGTGCCCACTCCGCTCATTTATCAACGCACGCTCAATCAACTGGATGGCGATCGCCTCATTGCTGGCGATGGCCGTTTAGTGTCGGCCACCATCACTTCTGATACCAGCCTGGTGGGGGCTGCGGTGCGCTTCGTGATGGCAATGCGGGCCGGAACGGGTTGGCAGCACATCTGCACCCTCACTAGGGCAGCAGCCCAGATCACTATCACCAGCGAATCGGCCAGTGGGCTAGGTATCAGCTTTGTGCTCGATGGGGACCTCACGGCCTCGCTCCCAGTGAGTGGCCTGGGCAAGGAAGCCACATGGGATCTGGAAATTACGCCAGTAGGGGGTGAGCCAATCACCTACCAGGGCAAGCTCACGATTGTCGCCAGCACTCCCACAGCCAGCACGGGTACGGTGCAACGGTCGGTGATGGATCAGCACCTACTGGACGCAGATCCACACCCCCAGTACGTGACCCCTGCTGAGTTACCGGGCCTGATTGGTGGGGCGGGTGCGATCGCCTACTCTGCTACGGCTGGCCAGAGCATTTCAGCATTGCGGGTGGTGTGTGTTGTGGGTGGGCAATTCGTCTATGCCGATTGCAACACGCTTGCTCACGCCAGTTTGCCGTTGTGGTTTGTGTCGGCAGCGGTTGATTTAGGGGCTTTGGCCACGGCCTATAACGCTGGCGTATACACCGATCCTTCCTGGAACTGGTCTGGAGAGTCAATTTGGCTAGGGGCCAATGGCCTACCAACCCAAACCCCGCCTCTCGACGGGGCGTTTCTGCGAAGCGTCGCAGAGCCAGTCAACCAAACAACTCTTTCGTTTAATCCTGGAGAGGCAATCTTGTTATGAGCACCAACAAATTTTTGACCATTAGCGCTTCCGGAAAAGACACACTGACGACAGCGATCGCCAGCTCTGCCGGAGCGGGAGATGCAAGCAAAATTGTTTCAACTGGTACGGACGGACGCCTGGATCCCACGCTAATGCCTACAGGAATTGGGGCGGAAACTGAGGCAGTGTTAACCTCGGAAGCTTTGCTGGCTGGGGATTTTATCAATCTTTACGATAATACGGGCACTCGCAACTGCCGGAAGGCCGCTGTGGATAATGGGAGGCCCGCCCACGGTTTTGTGATTGCCAACTTTTCTTCTGGGCAGACTGCAACGGTTTACAAGACTGGAACAAATACTGCTCTTTCGGCTCTTACTCCTGGCACCGAATACTTCCTGGGTAACAACGGCGCAGTAACGGCGACACCAGCAGTTGCCGCCCCAGCGCAGTTAATTCAATCGCTAGGGTATGCCAGTGACGCGACTGAAATCCTGTTCGTATTCAACTCCCCCACCCTGATTGCGTAATGACACGGCTAGTTCGCGTTGGTAGCACTGGCAAAGACGAGATGATGAGCGAGGTCACTTCGCGGGTCGCTGTGCGCGATCTGCTGAGCGGCCTTACTGATAGCGATCGCCTTGATGCGGCAGCCATCAAAAACCTTCCAGCGGGCGGTGGGCCGATTATTAATAGCCTTCAACGGCCCACTACCGAATTTACAACTTCCGTTTCCGGGTCTCAATACTTGCCCCTGTTCGACCATACATTTCCAGCCGGAACGTTTGAGGCTGGCGATTATTTGCAGTGTTATCTCAACTTTGGGGTCCGTGTTGGAAACGGCCTCAACGTTCGTGTGGAAGGCTATGTTAATGAGTCGGTTGGATCCAGCAACGTTGCAAAGCGGTGGATGAGTACGCCGTTTTTTTCAGGCCATTTTTGCGGCCTTTATCAATTAGTTTTCCTGTCCAACAACCTAATGTTGCCGCTAGACACTAACAACAACGCCAGCTTCACAACGACCAGTACCGTGCAGGACCGTGTTTCTTTCGATTACTCGGCTAATCCGGTACAAATCATCGTTCAGTGCGTGGTGGGTGACATTGGAGCCTGGTGGCTCGAAAACCTGGCGCTTTGCCACTACCGCCCCACCACAACCGTAGGAGCGTAACCCGTGATAATCCAGGAATTAATCTTCGATGAAAACGGAAAACTGAAAGTGCCCCCAGAACCATCAGGGACGCTGCAAGTCAGGGTGGAGTTGCCATCTCCGGCCCACCCAAACGGACGGGCAATTTTTTACACTGATTTAGCCGAAATTCCCCCGGCAGTTTACGATCCTCCCTCACCAATCCCCTTCTGGCCAGAATTCCGGCGCAAGTTCTTGGCACTTCCTTCTATCATTGCGCTGCGGCGATCGCACCCTGGAGAATTCGCCTGCGTGATGCCAGCGTTGATCGTGGATGCGCCGGACGTAGCAATCATCAAAATTCTTTGGAACGACCTGATTGCGGTGGCCGCCGACCAGTCTGCAAACGTACCAGAGTGGCAGCAATCGGCCAATGAGCACAACCTCCTGGGGCTGGTTTTCAATCCAGACGGAACCTTGCAGTAGTGGGAACTCTGCGAGCGATGTATCGCGGGTTTCCGTATGGATTTCAAAGCAGCCCTGGCAAAGCTCAAAGGACTGGATCTGGAGGGCAAAGACGAGTTGATCTCGGCCATTGAGGGTGAAGTATCGCGGCTGGAAGGCAAGAATTTTGAGGTGATTGGCGAGAAGCGGCAATCAACTTCGCGGGTGGCGACACTCGAAACGGCGATGAAGGCTATCGCCACCGCAGCAGGAGTGGAAGGTGATCTGGAGGCGATTCTGGCTGGTGCAGAGCCGAAGATCCGGGCACTGGCCACCGAAGCGACCCAGCTCCGCACCGACAAAACCGCACTGGAAACCCGTGCCACTGAAGCGGAGGGCAAGGTGCAGGCCGCTGAACGCAAAAGCAAACTGGCTGAAATCGCAACTGTTGCGGGCGCTAATCCAGCGGTACTTGAGAAGCTTTTAGGCGACAAATTTGACCAACTGAAGGTGGAAGGCGAAGGTGAGGCCCGTGTGGTGAAGTTGGGCGAGAAGCCCTTGAAGGAGGCGATCGCAGCCGATGAGGGCTTGAAGCTTTTTGAGGCAGCGCTATTTCCCACCACCAGCACCACAGACACGAAATCGACCGACACCAAAGCCCCGCCGAAGCTTCCGGGTGGTTCTCCGCAGGGCAAGACAGAAGAAACAAAGTCTGACCCAGCAAAGACCTACATGGACAGGGCTTACAGCGGCTTCAAGGCTTTTGTGCCGGGGGAATCCTCGAAATAACAGATCCGAAATGACAGATCGTTGCAATTCCCTGGTGGGGTTGTGGGCGATCGCCCCTCCGCATTGAAGGCGTGAGGCGTACACAGAACTTTTTGCTAGAGGCTTAGCCAAATGGCCCAAATGAGTTTTTCGACCTCCAGCTTTGCAATGCCTGCTTGGGCGGCGGAGGAACTAACCCCTGAGAAATTGATGCCAGGAGGCGCTAAGTTGGTCGCCTCTGCATTCCCCTATCTTGATGCGGTGCAGGTAGACGTAGGCGCGGCGGGTGCAGCCGTAGACGCCACCAGCGTACCTGTTGCCATTACTCGCTTGAACCCCATCAGCACCAAAGCGGATCCCGTGATTCCCGTGGAGGCGGTGCTCGATTTCGGTGGCGATAAGTACGCCACACTGACCGCAGCGGTCAACCTCGCTGCAACCTCGCTGACGGTACGCGCCCTGGTGACGGCCCTAGTGGATGCGGATGTGGCCACTTACATCGGCACTGTAATGCGGAAGCCTGTTGCAAGCGGCATTCTGGTAGGTCGCACATTCACCGAGCGGGGCGCTGGTACAGGGTTTGGAACTCCCGATGTTGCCACGCCTGATGATGAGCTTTTCCTCACGGCCTTTGCTGTTGATGATGCGCTGATTAATGCAGACGTGACCCTGCTGAAGCACGGAACGTTGATTTACGAGGACAAACTGCCGGGATGGGCAGGTTTAAGCACTACAGCAAAAACTGCTATTCGCACCCGCTATCGCTGCATCGCCAGTGCTGGCTAACTGATAGCTCCTTCGTGATTCGCTAAGACCAACCCATCAAGGAAAATCCCTGACCTATGAAAACCTGGCTCGAACTTTACCGCCAACTGGATGAGGACCGCTACTTTCATCGGGTAGCCCTCAATCCACTGGCTCAATTTGGCTCTGAGGATCAACCCCTCCTGGGCGCTCGCTACCTGCCTGAAGTTCTGGTAGGCGAGAACAGCTACGAAGAAACGCAGGTGCGTTACCGCTCCATGCCCGCCCTCGATGGTACCCGCTACAGTCCCGCTCAACTCCAAAGCAATGGTGCGCTAGTGGGGAGCTTCAAAGTGGACCTGGGAAACACCGACACGGCTTCCCAGTTCACTGGACAAGACCATGACGGCGTGATCAAGCTACTGATGCGCGACGGAGAAGAAGAGGCGATCGCCCAACTAATCCGCTGGAGTGATAGCACCCTGGTACGGCCTCACACCATCAAGAACGAATTGCAGCGTTGGGAAGCCATCATTCAGGGGCAAGTTACCCGCAAAGGCAGCAATGGATATTCGGAAGTGGTGAATTACCACAAGCCAGTCGGCCATCGTCCTGAGGTAAGCGGTGGGACTGCTGGCACGCCTGAAGGTTGGTACAGCAACACCTACGATCCTTACGACGACATCTTCGCTGGCAAGGAAAAGCTGGAAGACCTGGGCTATATGGTGACCGACATGATCCTGACGCCGAAGCTGTTTTCGGTGATGCGGAAGAATGCCGAAGTCGCCAAGCGTAACAGCTCTGTAGTGGTCAATGCTTCCGGGCAGATCACCAGCCTCAGCTCTCAGATTTCAATGGCTGAACTCAATCAGATCAACTCTGATAATGGCCTTCCTCCCTTTACGTCCTACAACGGCGGTTATGAGTCGGCCACCGGGTTTAAGCGGTTCCTGGATGCCCCCGATGGCGATCGCGATTACCTGATCATGTTGGGCCGCTCGCAGCGTCAATGGGACATGAAGACCGATTATGCCAGCCGAGTTGAAGGAATTGACACCAGCTCTTTCAGCGACCAGGCGATCGTCTTGTCGAATACCCTGGGCTACTACGGTGTAGGTCGCAACGTAGGGCAGTCCTCCAGTGGTCGCACGGTACTGACAGAACCCCAAAACCGTAAGCCTCAGGGGTTGTACGGCGAAGCATATCAGGCCGGATTGCCCGTCATCACCGAGCCTGATGCCATTTTCGTGATTCAAGTTCTACGGCCCACTGCCTAATGAAAACTCACCTGACCGAAGATAAGCTCTGGCGTGGTCGCCTTTACCCAAAGGGCGATCGCGACATTCCTGCTGATCTGGCAGCGGCGCTCGGTTTGGGTGCATCAACTCATGACGAAATTGCTCCACCTCAAACGGGGAACCAACTAAACGAGGTGGAGCTTCCCTCCAATGACTCCGGAACTCCGGAGCCTGACACCATCCCCATCTCCGATGCTCTGCTTCTGCTCAACACCGCCATCACGGCTGATGACCTGAAACCCTTACCCAGCATCGGGGCGGGCCGTGGGGCGAAGCTCCTGACAAAACGGCCTGAGTATGGGTACCTGAGCCTTGACCAGGCCGCTTCAATGCTGGGTGACAAGTTGGTGGACTGGGATGCGATCGCCCAATGGCAGTTCCCTGAGGGTGAGGCATAGCTGTGGCTTATACCGTACTTTCTGAAGCCCTGACCCGTGCCAAAGAAAGGGCAACCGCTCCCGCCAGTGCTGACGCCTACATGGGTGAATTACTGGAGCTATCAGCAGGGCTAGACACTAGCGGGGTGAAGCACTACAGGCCGTTCTACGTGGCTGCGAAGTGGCTTGAACAGAACCGGCCTGATCAGTCCATCAGCGAGGCCGATGGAGCTAAATTCACTGGCATGGCCACGCCAATCGCATCCCTTTTGGCTCTACAACTGGCCTACGATACCGCCAACGGTGTTACACCCCCTCCTGGCTTTGAGGCTGGCTCTAGCTCCGGAACTGCCAGCAACCGACGCATTCCTCGATCCTACTCAGCGGCTTTCAGGCCATGATCCGTACTCTACTGCTGGCGATCGCCACAGCCCTATTAATGGCGTCGGTTGCCCATGCGAAAAATCCACCGTGCGACCCAAAAAAATATCCGGAGGAATGCCGTGAAAGGCTTCATCACTCACCAGACCATCTTCAAGAAAAACAGCATTCTGCCTTCAAGCCAAGTTCCGGATACTCACAAGCTAAATGTAAAAACAGGTGAAGTCTTTGAGGTTTTAGCCTATCGTGAGGCCGGGGGAAACCACTGGACCGTTACCTTTGCTCAAAACCTGGGTTCGCAACGCTGGAACACCTGGTGTGTATTCAAATCTCACATTGAATTTGAACAGCCCATTGTTGCCGATCTGGACATTGACACCCATATTTCAGAAACAGGACTGAGCCTGATCAAGCGGTACGAGGGCTTCAGAGCAAACGCCTACCTCTGTCCGGCAGGGGTGTGGACGATTGGCTACGGCAGTACCCATGGAGTCCTGAGAGGCCAGTGGATTAGCGAGCCAGAAGCCGCTCAACGCCTCCGTAAGGAAGTACAGCGCTATGAGAAAGGCGTACTGGACTGCCTGAAAGTGCCAGCCAGCCAAAATCAGTTCGACGCTCTGACCAGCCTTGCTTACAACATCGGCACAGGGGCGATCGCCCGCAGCAGTGTAGTGAAATTCCACAACCAGAGGGACTTTGCACGGGCTGCTGACGCCTTCCTGCTTTGGAATAAAGGCGGTGGAAGGGTGTTGCCCGGATTGACCCGCAGGCGACAGGAAGAACGAAGTCTCTACCTGAAATAAACCTGAATGGGCGATCGTCGTTGCGGCGATCGCCCTGACTGCTATCCACCTAATCCTGGAAAAGGAAGAATGGCGATACTGATTCTGCTCTGTGGTCTTCTGATAGTTGCACCCGTTGCGATGGTGTGGGCTGTGAGCCAGGACCGTGACCCACGCTATCCCGAGGAGTAACGATGGCCAGCCCGTTTCCTGCTAATGCCACCCTTACCTTTCTGGTGCCAACTGGAGAACCCGACATCAACGACCTGGGAGAACCCGTGGCGATGGTGGAGGAATGGGTGGTGCAGTGCTACCTCAGAGCGCAGAACCGGACAGCCCAGCCCAAAGCCGTCGAAGCTGGAGAGATGCCGCGAATCTACATAAAAGGCCGGATTGTATCGGTTTCGGTGGGTGGCGTGGAGCGAATCCCAGCGGCCCTACCTGCTACGGTGCAGGTAGGGGCAAAGGCCACAGCCACTATCAACGACCTGGGCGGATTCGCAGCTCCCGTCACCGGAGACTTCTACCTGGAGATGGCGATCGCCTCCGCTTTCGGCACTAGCGCGGCACTGGGTGCTCCAATTGAAGGGTATTTAACCCAGACAGTGAACTGGGGTGAAGCGCTTCTGTAGGGGCAAATCAAACCCAAATGGCTTTCACATTGCTCATCGGACAAAAGATAACCTTGTCAGCGAAATCACCCAACACACGGCGCTTCAACTCTGGATCCTCAATAGAAAACTGACTGATGTAGAACAAAATTCCGTGGCTTGTAATTTTCTTGACTATTAGCTCGCCACTCTGCCCAAGAATCTCTAAAACTGTTGGTATTTCTATTAGCTCAAGATAAATAACAGGGACAAAATCGATTATGTCATCGGGTGTATCCAAATAAATTCCTATTGACCTCAACCAGTGGAAGGTTTCTTCAACGTCTTGATTTTCAGTAACCATCAGTTCGCATTTCATAAATCGATCACCTCCATAGGAATTGTCTAAATGTAGCGTTACAAGGCTTTTGCAGTGAGGATTCGCATCAAGGCAGAGAAGGTTTTAGCGGATCTAAATCGGCTTAGCGAAGGGCTGGACAACCTCCAGGAGCCACTTGATGAAGCGGGCCTCTACATGGAAAGGGAGACCCGCCTTAATTTTGCACGCCAATCAGATCCCGATGGAAAACCGTGGGCCGCGCTGAAACCCTCCACACTTCGCCAGAAGCGTGGTAGCGCCATCCTCAGGGAAAGTAGCGCCCTGGCTGGCAGCATTGCCAAAGAACCTGCCAGTGCCAGCAGCGTGCGAGTGCGCTCTGAGGGTGTGAGATACGGCATCTTCCACGCCACTGGTACCAGCAAGATGGTGTCGCGGCCATTTATCGGCATTGCCGCACGGCACAAGCCACCCATTGAACGAATTTTTGAAAGCTATCTGGGGACGCTATGAGGACATTTCGGCTGTGGGCATTGCTCTATTGGCCCCTGTTATGCAAGGGCGATCGCCTCCGCAAGCGCATCACCCACCTGAATACCTGCCTGGAGTTGCCTGATGTTAAGCGAAATTCGAGAGGCTTTGGTGAGTCGGCTGGCCCCCATCCGTGATGCTGGGGTCATCGTCCGTGGCCTTCCCAACAAGATGAAGGAATATGGTGAGCTGAATGGCGCTCCACAGGTGCTGATCTTCTGGAAAGAGGATCGGCCAGAGGCTCCCGAAATGACCGACCTACAGTTCCAGTCGGTACGGATGGACTGGCGGATAGAGGTGCGATCGTCCTCATGGCGGGATGAATCTGGGGCTGAGGCTTTGTTGAAGGCGGTAAACCTGCTGCTGTACGGTTGGCAGCCGCCGCACTGCCAAAAGCTCTATTTAAAGAGTCGGGAATTCTTAGGACAGCTAGAAAACTACTGGGTTTGCGAGGCAGTTTACGTGGCCGAAGCCTACGTGGTAGAGGCAGCAAGTGATGAACTGGGGAGCTTACTCACCCAGATCCAGGCAATTGACGATTTTGGAGGATTGACCGTTGGCGGTATCCCGGTTTAAGTATCAAGGCCCGGTGTGTTCTCTCTCCCTGCGAGATGGAGAATCAGTCACCGACATCACCCTCCACCCTGGCAAGGACTATGACCTGCCAGCGGATAACTCCCAGGTGCAGGCTATGGTCTGCAACAAGTTTTTATCAAAGGTGGAAGCCCCTGCAAAACCCACCCGCAAATCCAGTAAATCAACCGAGGAAGCCGCACAATGACCTTTTTGCACGGTGTAGAAACCATCGAAATTGATAGCGGCCTCACTCCGATCCGACAGGTACGGACGGCGGTGATTGGTTTAGTAGGCAGCGCTCCCATGCTGGACGTTGCAGCAGGCGATCGCACCCTCAATACCATGAAGCTCATCACCAACAAGCGTGATGCGGTGCGCTACTTCGGCCAGGATCGTAGTGGTTTCACAATTCCGCAGGCCCTTGATGCCATCTTCGACCAGGGCGCAGGTTTGTGCATTGTGGTGAATTGCCTGGATACGGCGACCGACACCACCACTGTTACCGATGAGGCCCATACCTTTGGGGATGATCGCGAAATCACTCTGGCCCATTCGCAGGTTTCGGCGGTGACGGTAACAGGCGCAGGTGGAACACCTACCTATGTCGCAAACACAGACTACACACTGGATTCCACCAACGGCAAACTGACACTACCTGCGACTGGTAGTGCTATCACAACCAGCACAAGCATCCTGGTGGATTACAGCTACCTGGATCCCACCAAAGTTACCAATGCTGAAATCATCGGCACGGTAGACGCTGGCGGCAACCGCACTGGGATGCAAGCGTTCCTGGATGCCTACCCCACTTTCGGCTATCACATCAAAACGCTTATTGCTCCTGGCTTCAGCGGTACTCGTGCCGTCTGGACTGAAATGGTGACAATCGCTGAGAAGGAACGGGCGATCGCCGTTGCCGACCTGCCTGTCAGCATTACGTTTGATAATGCGATCGCCAGCCGTGGAGTCGGTGGAGCTGTGGATTTCAACACCAGTTCTGATCGTTTGGTAGCGTGCTATCCCCACCTGAAGCGCTTGAATATCAGCACCAACACTGAGGAATTGGTACCCTTCAGCCCATACTGGGCTGGGGTAATGGCAAAGAAGGACAACGATCGCGGCTACTGGTGGAGCGCATCCAATACCGAAATCAATGGCATTACTGGCGTTGAGCGTCGATTGACGGCTTCGATCAACGACAATACCAGTGAGGTGAACCTGCTGAATGAGCAGGGCATCGTTACTACCTTTAAGGATTTCGGGACTGGCATCCGCACCTGGGGGAACCGTTCAACGGCATGGCCCACGGTGACGGCACCTCGTAATTTCATCAATATTCGGCGGGTGGCCGACATCCTGCATGAGTCGCTGGAATACAGCATGTTGCAGTTCATCGATCGCCCCATCAACAACGCCCTGATCGAGTCGATCACCGAATCCTGTAACGCCTTCATCCGCACCCTGATTGGGCGTGGAGCACTCATCGATGGCGAGTGCAGCTACAACCCAGACCTGAACCCAGCAACCGAACTGGCTCTGGGTCACATCACCTTCAGTCTGAGTTTCATGCCTCCGCCTCCAGCAGAGCGCATCACCTTTGAGAGCCTGATTGACATCACTTTCTTGAACCAGTTAGGGCGATCGCTCGCTGACGCCTAACCTTCTACCTTCTGTCTTCTATCTTCTGACCTGACACCTTAAGAGGCCCACGATGCCCAACCGTATCAGCAACGCCAATATCTACATGAACGGCAACAACTTTGTAGGCCGTGCAAAGGAAATTGAATTGCCGGATATTGAGCTGACCCTATCTGAGCAAGAAAGCCTGGGCATTTTTGGCACCCCAGAGTATGTCGATGGCATTGAGCCGCTAGAGGCAACCATTACCTGGGATAGCTTCTATCCCGAGTGGGCGCGGCTTGCGGCTGATTTCACTCGGGCCGTCGAGCTACAGGTGCGAGCCAGCGTCGAAACCTATGGCCAAACAGGCCGGGAATCGACCACCGCCCTGGTCACAACTATGCGGGCCATCTTTAAAGTCAACCCCCTGGGCACCTACAGCCAGAAAGAGCAGGCCGAATTTGAGTCGGAACTGGCGGTGCATTACGTCAAGCAGGTGTTTGGCCGGGAGGTCATTGTCGAGTTTGATGCCCACAACAACATCTACAAGGCAGGTGGAGTAGACCTACTCGCCGGATTCCGCCAAAACCTGGCCCTGTAAAACTTTTCAGTTTTTATTTAGTTCCACGTTCCCTTGGAGTAGACCATGACCAAAGCGAATGAGACTCAGAGCGAGGCGATCGCCACCCTTCCCAAGCTGTCCGATGGCCGAACCTTTCGGGTATTGCACACCGCGAAAACTCGCGATCTGAGAAACGCTCAGCGGCAAGCTGGGCCGAAGCATCCCGAAGATGTTGTGTACTATCTGGTTTCCTTGCTGGTGGAAGTAGACGGAACCTTCCTCACCTTTGAGGACGTAATGGATCTTGACCTGGATGATTTTAATACCCTGGCTCAGGAGGTACAGGGAAGCAAGGGGGAATCAAATACCCAACCGGGCAAAGCATAATTGCTCTCGCTCACACGACTGGTTGGAGTTTAAAAGAAATCGATGAGATGGAGGCCGATGAGGTGGCCTACTGGTGTGAGCAAGTAGAAGAGTTTTGGAAAGCTGCAAAGGGTAAAGGGAAGTAACAGTAATGGCGCAATCAAAGCTCGAAATCTTGATCAGCGCCATTAACGAAGCCAGCGGCCCAATTCGAGACGTTGCACAAGAAATTGAAAGCATGCAGGAACGCGCTCGCAACACCCTGGAGGTGGGCGAGCGCCTCACCAATTTTGGGCAGCAGTATACCAATAACGTTTCCAGGCCCATTATGGAGGGGCTTGGGGCTTCGGTAAATGCGGCGATCGAGTTGGAATCGGCTATGTCTGATACCAATAAGGCGTTGGGAGTGCAGCCGAACACAGACGGAGCACGGGCGCTTCAGGCTGAAGTTGTAGCGCTTTCTGCGGAGTTGGGCCAAATGCCCACAACGATTGCCGACTTCTACGCAGAGGCCGGGAAATTGGGGGTAGCTCGAAATCAGATTGGCGACTATACTCGACTGGTCAACCAGGCGGGAGTTGCCTGGGACATGACAGGGGAAGAGGCCGGGGGAGCCGTAGCCACCCTGACCAACGTGATGGGCCTGTTCGATTCACAAACTGGCATGGTGGACTTGCAGGGCCTCAGCCAGCTTGGGGATACCATCAACTACCTGGCAGATACTGGAGCAACCAGCGAGAGGGCGATCGCCAGTGTGTTGCAGCGTTCCGGCTCGACAATGCGTATGTTTGGCTTGCTGAATGAAGAAGGCGCGGCCCTGGCCACAGGCTTCCTAAATTTGGGGTATCCACCTGAAGTGGTGGGAACGGCCATGAACGCGATGCTTCCCAAATTGCAAAATGCCACCCAACAAACCGAGGGATTCCAGGAAGCGCTTGCAAGTATCGATCTACCAGCAGCCCAGTTCGAGAAGATGGTGGCCGAAGATGCGACAGGCGCGATTACCACCCTACTGGAGGCCGCTCAAAAATCAGGCGATACGGGCATTTTCCAGGCTCTATTTGGAACTGGCTCAGACTCGGCTTTACTTACGGCAGCGACCCAAAACCTGGACAACTTTAAAGCAACGCTGGAATCTATCGGCAATGTGCAATCTGGCGGAATGGAGGCTAGCTACGAAAACCGCCTGAAAACCACCCAGGCGCAGATGGAAAGCTTCCGAGCGCAAATGTTCATCCTTGGAGCTTCCATTGGTTCAGCAATCTTGCCTGCTATCAATTCAATCTTGAGCGCTCTTACACCCTTGGTTTCTGGATTTGCTGAGTTCGCAGCCGCTCATCCCGGCATCATCAAAGTTGGAGTAGCGATCGCCCTGGCAGCCGCCGCGATTGGGCCGCTCATCATTGGAATCGGCATGGTTGTGAGTGCTATTGGCGGAATGATGAGTGCGATGGCGGCATGGCAAGCATTTCAACTTGCACTGGCAGCGGGCCAATATCCCGGCCTGGTAGCTGCGGCCAACGCTGTTCGTGGGATTGTATCTGCGATCACTTCAGCAGCAGCGCTGGCTGGCATTCTCCTGAGTGTGGTGTATGCCGTGTTCTCAATCGGAGCAGCTCTCACCGGAACGTCCTTCACGTTCCAGGAATTCATAGCAGTAATCCAATCAAGCCTTGCCGCTATGCCAGCCAATCTTGCCCAAGTCCCAGCAGCGATCGCCGCCATTTTCCAGGCCATGCTATTCCAAGTGCAGATGGCTTTCTTTAACTTACGTCTTAGCGCCCAGATGGCCTTCCAAGGCATCCAAACGACGATTGCCGGAATTGTTGCCCAGATTTCAGCCACCTTCCAGTCGATGGGTATGGCCTTTGCAATGGTCTGGGCTATGATTCGCGCCCAGGCGGTAGCCGCTATCCAGGGGGTGGTGGCCGCTATCACCGGAGGAACGGCGGCTGCGGTGGGTGCGGTGCGGGCAATGGGTTCGCAGATGGTATCAGCGGTGATGGCGATCGCATCGCAGATGGTGGCCGCAGGGCGGAATATCGTTACCTCGATCGCACAAGGGATTATGTCCGGTGCGGGTGCGGTGCGGAGTGCCATTAGCAGTGTGGCAAGTATGGTCCGAGGCGCGTTGCCTTTCTCCCCTCCCGAGTGGGGACCGCTCTCCGACATCATGAGTTCCGGTGGCAATATCGTGAACTCGATCGCCAGCGGCATCGTACCAGGGCCACTGCAAAGCGCGATGAGCAATGCAATGAGTCCGGTGGGGAGCATGATGTCTGCACCGAGTGCTTCTCCAATTCCACTGGGCAACTCTGGGGGGGGCATCGCCCCCCAGGGATCCAGTGGGGGGATGAGCTTGACCTACGCCCCCCAGGTAACGCTTGGGCCTGGTGCCAATCCTCAGGATTTCAGAGCCATGCTCGAAGAGCACCGTGATGAAATCGGACGATTGATGCAGGATTTGCAGCGGCGCGATGCCCGGATTAACTATGCGGGGGCTTAGACGTGAGCAAATTCAATGCTGAGGATTTCTGCCAGCTCGGCACTCAAACCTATCAAGGGCTGCGATCGCCCATCAAGATGACGCCCACCGAAGAGTGGAACTACGTGCAACATGAGCGCATCCAAGGCAAACCCTTGTTACAACAGGTCGGTGGCAAACTCAAAACCTGGGAGATTGTGTGGCGCTTTCATGTCAACTTCAGTAATCCGGCAGAAGAGATCGAGCTAATCCGCAAAATGGGGGATACCCAGGAAGCTATCCCCCTCACCATTGGAGGCAAGTTCCACGGCTACTGGATTCTTGAATCCATGCCCCTGGTGTATCGGGTAACTGATGCCCAGGCCAACCTACTCAGCGCTGAAGTGACGGTAAAGCTGAAGGAATGGGTGGGCGAAGTTGCACCAAAAGCCAGTAAATTCCAAGGCTTCCGAAAAGTTAGCCGTGTAAATCCTTCAACATTTCTGGGGGCATGATGACTCAATTCCTGGAACACCTGACCGTGGAGGGCGATCGCTGGGATTCCCTGGCCTATCTCTACTACGGCAACCCCTACGCCTATAACACGATTGTTGAAGCGAACATTAGCCTGGTAGGAGAGCCACAACTCCCCAGCGGTGTGAAACTCCAAATCCCGGTTTTGAAAACAACTCCAGCCAAGGCAAAAGAGGGGCTTCCACCCTGGAGACGATAGGAACTCTCACGGCAGTTTTGAGGATAACGCCGTGGAATTGAGCGCATGGGACATTGGGCAAATTCGTAGACTACAAATCAAGCGATGGCGCGATCGCTTTCCAGTTCTGGCAGCCGACAGCCTGCAACACATCAGCATTTCGGATAACTGCCTGAACCTGCACTGCGAAACTCAGCAGGTGGCAGCGGAGGCTATTGTTTACGGAGCTTTGCTCACAAAGGCGAGCGGTCTGATCCTTGCTGTTGAGGCGGTAAAACTCTGGCTTAATAATGAACTGCTTTGGGAGGCAGAGGTTTCCCCTTTCTCTGAAGGAGTAGAATCAGGGGAAACTTCTGTGGATCCTGAACCTATGCCTACAGCAACCCTCGACCGACCAAGCTCCACCACGGCCAACGCCAAAACTATCGACAAGCGGTTACCCGGCCAGAACCTGGAGGCAATAGCCAGTGACCTGGAAATAGGAGTTGACGAACTTCGCACGTGGCTTGAAAGTAATGGAGCCGTCGTCATCCCCTACGGAAACGATGAAGTGGTAACTGGAGAAATGGCTATTTTGGCCTATCAGCAGTTTGAAAAATCCCGCTTGCAACGAGTAATGCAACGGCGCGGCCTGCTGGTCGAAGACAGCTTTACCCAAAATGGAACGGCGGCAACGGCGATCGCCCCAGCACCTGTTGAAGCTCCGACCAAACCGGCTCGCAAAACTTCGACCCGGAAACCTGCTGCAACGGCTGGCAAGAAAACCGAGGAGAAGAAAACAACCACTCGCGCCACCCGGAAGCCAGCGACGAAAGCGAGAAAACCACGGTCCCAAAAGTCAAGCGAAGTGTGACAGTTTTTCTCAGACAGGGGTGTGACAGTTTAGTCCAAAAATCGTGGACTATTTTTGGACTTAATCGCTATTCGGTTATGAACGAAAACCCTGATTCTGCCTGAGTGTGACAGTTGCGTGAAAGAAGACACGGCAAAACCCCCAAAACCTCTCAGGCAAAGGTTTTGGGGGTTTTCTTAGTTTTGCCTAGTTGCGTACTGGGCAGATAGGCAAGGGTTTGGACCAGGTGTGACAGTGACTAATCGCTGTCAGGGAAATACTGGTCCATCTCTAAAAAAGAGATTGGTGCAGAAACACTAATAAAGTTTTTTCTTTCTAACGGCTCAGGCCAGCCTTGAGATGCACGAAGCTCGTCACTAACAAAATCACGAGCCCATTCTTGCCCATTTAGGATATCAAGAAGGTAAAGAACATCGTTAGTTGCAAATAAATAGCCTGTGAGCATAGCTGGTGAAGGAGCGACTCCTGCATGAACCAAGGAATTGCGGTCTTCTGCAATTTTCTGACACGTATTCCAAAAAGGCTTCAACTTCGACCAGTCGGAAATAATAGGATTTCCCTGATGAATTACAGGTAGAAGTTCTCGAAGAATTCTATAAACAGGGGGAGATGGCATTTTTGAGAGAAGCCAAGCCGTATCAGGCTTCGCTCGGCCCACATGATCTTTTACGCCTATCTCAAGGGCGGTAGCTGTCATTGCCAGGCAACTACGTGGAGAAGACTCTTGTAAATACATAGCCTCTCTCAATATTTCATGCGCCACTGGTTCAACCAAGGTCTCCTGTACCCAAAGATTTCTGAGTGCATCTTCGTGGTTCGTAGACCATCTAATTCCCATTGGCGAGTATCCAGTCAAAGGAGCACCACGCCTCCTAGGAGTAATGATGTAGCTTGGCCCTGTTACACAGAAATAAAGCGCGGGCTCCCAGGCCGTTGCAAAGTGAGGCGCATCAATATTCTGCCGCCATCTCAACAATCTGAGAAACCTGTTCTGTTGATCCATCAGCATTTGCAGGACACGGTTGCAAAGTTCTTCAAGCGGCGGAGGGCAGTGTTCCATAAAGAGCTCAATCCCGGCTTGTATCTTCCCTTCAGCATCAATTAATGTTTTGCCCTTTAATTCCAGCGGAACGCTGAGAGGTGCACCAGGGACAGGGACATAAACCTCTCTCTCCAAGCCCTCGACAAAAGAAGCTAAATTGCTGTCAACAGGTATTTCGCACTCAAGTCGGCAAACCAGGTCATATATACCAGGAAAACCTCTTCCTTCTCTCGACTCTGACCGAATTGACACCTTAATTGGTGGATCATCACATTGAAAAGTCAGAGGAGTGGTGCGGCCTGGATTGAATATTATCGATTCATCAAGGGAAGATATAGACAAAAATTTAATGAAGGAGCTGGGTTCACTCATCATCTTGATTAGTAAATTCTTCAGCCTATCCTAATCAGATTGATGCTAACTGTGTTCTCACAGCACTCCGGATCTCCGGAGTGCTGTGAGGTGATCCGGGTGAGGGTGTAGTGCGTGAATCCTCAACTCAGATGAGGATCCGCCATGCTTACTACCAGACCACAGATCACAGACACCGCTATTGAATGTTTGCAGGATGCAGCGGTGCAATTGCAAGCCCACTACATCAATGAGGAAGGGCAATGCTATCCCGTGGAATGGCTGGTGGATGCACTGGTGGCCTGGATAGAAGGCAGCATAGAAGAGATGGCCAATGATGCCGTGTTTCACTGCATTGAGGGCCGCGACGATTATGCCTTCAATCGCCACGCTTTTCGGAAGGCTATGCAGAAATTAAGTGAGAAATATGCAACTAAATCAGTATCCCGAAGCGATCGCCCGTGCTCAAAAGTGTCGAATGCTTGCTCGCGACTACCTGGAGGCGATGGAGATCCAGGTTGCCCGGGCTGAGATTGCGGTAGATTCAGCCGTTGCTTTCGATGCAAATCTGAAGAACGACGTTCAGCGCAAGGTGCGGAGAGCGGAACTGCTTCAAACTGAGAATTATGAAAAACTTCTTGTCGCGCTCAGCGCGGCTCGCAACACGGCAACGGAGGCCGAGATCGAGCTGAACCTGCTGCTGAACGAATTTAGCGTAGCCAAGCTCGAAACCCGGCGTGCGACCGCCATCATTGAAGCTCAGGCGGTCGCCTAATGGTGCAGTCCGGAGGCAACCCACGCAAGTCGCAAGCGGTGCGGAAACCAACCTTCACCCTGACCTATGAGGGGGTGGATATTTCCAAGGACCTAGCTGACGTGGGGGCCAGCGTCAATTACACTGACCGCCTTCACGCCCAGAGTCCCGACATGGAAATCGTGTGTGAGAACCGCGATCGCCGTTGGATGGATACGTGGCTCCCGGCAAAGGGTGATGAAGCCCTGCTGGTGTTCGGTTACGAAAATGAAGATCCGCTGGATGCGGGGCGGTTTGAGTTTGACGATGCCGATTTCGCAGGGCCACCGGACAGGGTGACACTGGGATTTCTGGCTACTGATGTCACGGCTGACCTACGGACAGAGCGCACGGAACCTTACGAGAAAATGACTCTCAGGGCGATCGCTGAGGATATTGCCAAACGCCACAACCTTGAACTGGTAGGGGAAGTGCCAGAGGTGAAGATCGACCGGGCCACCCAGAATGAGGAAACCGACCTCCAGTTCATCACCAAACTGGCGGAGGAATACGACCTGGTGGTTAAGGTCGAAAACCACAAACTCATCTTCTATTCCTGGGATGAACTGGACGCACGGCCCATCATCGCTACCCTGACCGATGCCGACATCAAGAGCTATCGAATTCCCTGGAAGTCCGATTCTGTCTACAAGCAGGCCACGCTGACCTATCAGGACCCCAAAACGAAGAAGGAAATCACCCACACTGAGGTAGATCCGGAGATTGAAGTGGGGGATACCCTGAAGGTGAACGACCGGGTTGAGAGCCAGGCCCAGGCGATTGAAAAGTGCAAGGCCGCTCTGAAGAAAGCCAACCGCAAGCAGGTGGAACCCACCATAGATTTAGTGGAAGGCCGGAATTGGGCGATCGCCGGAGTAAATATCCAGATCGATGGGTACGGCCTGTTTTCCGGGAAATATCAGGTATCCGAAGCAGCACACAAAATCAACCTTAATCGAGGTTGGGACTGCACGCTGAAGCTACGGAAGATCGAGCGCATTAAGACGAGTGGAGGCGCGGCCAGTGGCGAAAATAGCTCAGAGCAAGGGCAGTAGCGGCAAAAGCGAACAGAAAGGGCCAGTATTTGAAACGGGCATCGTGACCCAAGTGGATGATGCCAAGGCCCGGGTAAGGGTGCGGGTTCCCAGCCGGGGGAATGTCGAGAGCTACTGGCTGGAAGTTTTGCAGCGTGGAAGCGCTGGAAACCGCGATTATTGGCTCCCTGATATCGACGATCAGGTGAGGATCTTGTGTGATGAAAAACTTGAGGCTGGGTGCGTGCTGGGGGCTATCTACAGCGAAACCGACCCACCCCCAGTGAGCGATCGCAACCTCTACCACGTCACCTTTGGCGACGGGACGATGGTGGAATTCAACCGCACCACAGGCAAGCTTTCCATCGTTACCGTTGGCGACATCGACATCATCGCCGGGGGCAACCTTAAACTAGTAGCAACTCGAATCGACTTCAACCCATAGGAGGCCACAATGCCAGCAGTAACCAGGCTAGGGGACGACTGCACAGGTCATGGTTGCTGGCCACCCCGGCCAGCAACCGGAGCCAGTCCTAATGTCTTTTGTAATGGAATTGCTGTGCATCGCCAGTCTGATGCATGGGCCGCGCATACCTGCCCAGATATTCCGGAAACTCATGCTTCTGTACTGGCAAGCGGAAGCCCTACCGTCTTTGTGAACGGTCTCCAGATGGGCCGCATTGGGGATCCCGTGGCGTGTGGTAGCTCGGTCGCCACTGGCTCCGACAATGTGTTTTGTGGGCCTTAATGAGGGCCACTGATCTCTGATGATCGCAATTGATCATTGAGATCATCAGAGCTATTCATTGGCCTGAAACGATTTCAGCCAATTTTTGAAGGCTGATGATCTTGATGATCTCTAAAGCCCTAACCCCCCCAACCTGGCTTTACAAGCGTTTACAAAAATCACGGGGGAATGCTTGGGGCATGAGCGTACGCCCCATTTCCCTTTCAGAAATAACGGCTGAATGGTTCAGTCCCAAGGTTGGTAGCCACGGTGAGGTGGTGACGGATGCCGCTGACGTGAACCAGGCGATCGCTATCATCCTCAAAACCTACCCAGGCGAGGACATCCATCGCCCCGAGTTTGGTAGCAGGATCCGCGACTACATCGACCATCCCACCAATTCAGCTATCCCTAATATCGTGCGTGAAACCTTCGAGGCGATCGCCAGATGGGAGCCGCGCATTGAGGTGCTGGTGGTGGAGGCCAACGTAAATATTCCAGAGCCAGCCCAGGCCATCATCCGAATAACCTGGCAGCTCCTTGATTCCAGCCTGGTGCAGAGTGCGGAGGTATCGCTTTGACCGACTTACCAATGCCCGATTTTATTGAGCGCGATGCGACGGTGGTGGAGAGTGAGGCGATCGCACTCTACGAATCCCTGACTCAGAAAACGCTCTACCCGGCCCAACCAGAGCGCCTGCTGCTGAATGTCCTGCACTACCGGGAAACCTTGGTACGGCTGGCGATCCAGGATGCAGCCGAACAAAACCTGGTGAACTATGCCCGTGGCGTGAACCTGGATCACTTGGGGGCATTACTGGGTGTGACGCGACTAGATGCAGCGGCGGCGCTGGTGACGCTGCGATTTACAAAGGATTCAGGGGCCACAGCCCTCAGCGTGGTTGTGCCTGCTGGCACCCGTACCCAGACTCAGGACGGTATGGTATTCGCGACTCTCGAAGATCTCACCATTGCAGCAGGGCAAACCACTGGAGAGACGATCGCTGAAGCCCAGGCGGTTGGCGAAGCAGGTAACGGCCTCATCGCTGGCAAAATTGTGATCCTGGTGGATCCGGTAAGCCTGGTGGCCAGTGTGAGTAACACCACCACGAGCAATGGTGGTGCAGCAGCCGAAGACGATGAACGGCTGAGGACTCGGATCAAACTCGCCCCGAACCTGTTTTCGACGGCTGGCCCTGTCGGGGCTTACCGCTACTGGGCACTGACCGCTGATAATTCAATTGTTGATGTGGCCATCTTGAACCCTTACCGTGGTCAGGTGATTATCTACCCCCTTCTGAATACAGGACTACCCTCCAGCGAAATCTTGGAAAAGGTAGAGACGGTGCTGGATGACGAAAAAATTAGACCCCTGACCGATGACTTATCGGTTCTGGCTCCCACTGAGGTGAACTTCACCCTTACTGCCAGCGTGGTGCTCTACACCTCTGCCGATGCAGCCACACTCGCAACCCAACTCGATACCGCTGCGGATACTTATGTGGCTAACCTCAGGGCTGGCCTGGGGCGAGATGTGATTCGCTCACAGGCGATCGCCGCTCTCAGCTTGCCTGGAGTCTACAGCGTCACCTTGACTTCACCAGTGGCCGACGTGGTAGTGGCTGGCAATGAGTGGGCTAATGCCACCTCCATAACGATTAGTGTGACGGGATCGAACGATGGCTGACCTGTTACCTCCAGCTATACGGGATGAGAGGTTTTTGGCCATGCAGGAGGTTATCAACCTGCTTGGTGGGTTGTCACTGGGAGTGCTTGGAATCTATGACATCGACAACGTAGACGCAGAAGCCTTGCCTCACCTGGCCGAGCAATTCAATGTGCTGGGCCGTCGCGGGTGGAATCTGGCTACCACAGAGGCGGAGAGGCGGGAGCTGGTGAAGCAGGCGATCGAGCTGCATCGTCGGGCCGGAACTCCCTATGCCATCAAACTGGCGATGGCCAGCGTGGGCTATCCCAACACAACTGTTCAGGAGAACCCGCCGCTGACCTACAACGGGGCCTGGAGTTACGACGGCATTGAGAGCTACTCGGGGATCCGGTGGTTTGGCTTCATCGTCACTCTTGATCCAGTACAAAGCCAGGTTTCCTCTACCCTGGTGACGGAAATTGTCAGCCTGATAGAGGAATGGAAAAATGTGCGATCGCAGCTCCTAGACTTGCGGATTGGCAGCATCAGCCTATTCAGCAACCTACTGCTTTACGACGGCAACTGGAGCCACAACGGAGCACAAACTTTTGATGGCGAGCGAAATATCTAGTCTAGGGAACTTTCACCGCAGATTGAGAGGGCGGCATGGTAGAACTTAACGACAATCTTGGATTTACTGGCGTTCAGCGGATCGAGGTATCCGATATCGCCTTGGGCGGGAATGAAATCAACGCCCCAAACCTACAACTGAAGCAGCTCGCCAGTCGGGATAAGTATCTGCGCGACCTGATTGCACCTGATACGGCAGCGCAGAACAGCATCACCCAACTCCAAGCCGTAGGGATTGCGGCGATTGCCCAAGGCAGGTTGACCCTTGCAACCGGAAACCCTCAACCTTCGAGCGATCTCACAGCCCAGGGGACGATTTTCTATACCCCCTACATTGGCGACTACGTAAGCATTTGGAATGCTTCGGTGAGTCGATGGGAGGCCCGCCAGTTTACCGAGCGATCGCTTTCGCTAAGCGGCCTATTAGCCAATACAAACTACGACATCTTTATCTTCGATAACGCCGGAACACTCACCCTGCAAGCTGTAGCGTGGTCTAGCAGCGGGGCTGGCACATCTACAAGGGCATTGGCTATCAGTCGCCGCAATGGGGTCTGGGTGAAAACTTCCGATAACAGGCGTTACCTGGGCACCATTCGCACAGTTGCAGCAGGGCAGTGCGAGGATTCAGCCCAAAACCGCTACGTATGGAATGCTGAAAATCGCATCTCTAGAAGCTGGCAAAGAATTCCTGGAGCTGCAACATACACCTACGGAACCTTGGCATATAGAGCGCTCAACAACGACACAAGTAATCAGGTTCGTTGTGTTATTGGGATTGCTGGCACTTCAGTAAGGCTGGATGCTGGGCTGGCTTGCAATTCCAGCGATTCAAACCCCGTCCCTGGAGGAAGAACCGGAATCGGCTGGAACAGAACCAATGCTCAGGATGCTCAGATTGTTACCGATCGAGCAAACACCGCAGACCAATTTACGGTCTACGCTCTCGGCTTATTCTCTCCAGGAATTGGCTATCACTACTTCCAGCAACTTGAAGAAGGGATGACCAACGGAGCATCACTTTTTCAGGTCCTTCTAGGTGCGCAAGGAAACGGAATCATAGGAGTAATCGAAACATGAACCTTGGCAAATTACACCAGGCGATCGCCGCAGTTTGCCCGATTGATGGAGTTTCCAGTGATGGCACCATCTGGTTTGCTCTCGAGGCGACACCTGAACAGCAAGCCGCAGCCCACGCAACCTACACAAATTTCCAGGATCCCCCAGAAGAGGACGATCCAGCGGCGATCGCCGCCAAAATCCAGCAGCTTGAGGCAGCCCTCAGAGAAACAGCCCTATGGGCACACATCTGGGTGGCAATGACCTCCAACGTGCGGGCCAATGGCTGTGCTAGCTTCCTCCTAATCGCCCTCACCAACACCCGCAACCCAAACGATCTCGTTTTTGGCTGGAATCAACTCCGGCTTGCTCTGCGGCATGAAGCAGGGGTGGACGACTTCAGCCAGGAGCACATTGACTTTCTGGGTAGCACGCTAGAATCCATTGGCTTAAATCTGCCAGGTCTTGATCTAACGGCCCCGGTATAA